AATCCTCCTCATAGTGGACGCTATGCCTGGGGTTCTGGTGAAAATTCATATCAACGAGCAACCTCATGGTCTGACACAGTTGCAAAGCATCGTAAAAATGGTTTGACCGATACTCAGATTGCTGCTAAATTAGGAATTACAACAACCGATTTTAGGGCAAGAAACACAATTGCTAAACAACAAATTCGTTTGCACAATATTTCTAGAATTCAAGAACTTGCCGATAAAGGTCTTGGATCTATTGAAATTTCCAGACAAACTGGTATTCCTGAGTCAACTGTTCGTATGAATATGGACGCTTCTGTTAAGCAAAAAGTCAATCGTATGGAACAAGTCAAGTCGGATTTAAAATCTTTAATTAAAGAGAATCCATATCTTGACGTTGGTTTAGGAGCAGCACAACAATTAGGTATTAATGAAAATATGCTTAAACGTGCTGTCCAACAACTTGAAGCTGACGGCTATCATATGCATAAAGTATATGTTAAGAACGCCACGAATGATGACCATTGGGTTGAAATGAAAGTTTTGACCAAAGAATCAAATCCTGATGTTGTCAGAGAACATAAACACGAGATCAAACCACCTAATTTATATAAGACTGAAGACGGAACAACTAAATTAGGTCTAAGACCAATTGAACATCTTGATTGGAAACGTGTTGGTATTCGTTATGATGAACAAGGTGGAACCGATAAAGATGGTGTCATGGAACTTCGTCCTGGCGTTAAAGATTTGGATTTAGGTAATTCCAAATATGCTCAAGTGCGTATTGGTGTTGGGGGAACTCATTATCTTAAAGGTATGGCTGTTTATGGAGATCCAAAAGATTTTCCTAAAGGCGTCGATGTTATTTTCAACACTAACAAGAAGCAAGGAACTCCTAAAGAAGACGTTCTTAAGAAACTTAAAGATGACCCTGATAATCCATTTGGCGCTCAAATCAAACCTAATGGACAGAAAGGTGCTATCAATAAAGTTAATGAAGAAGGTGACTGGGGAACTTGGTCTAAAACCTTATCTTCTCAGTTTGTTTCTAAACAACCACCCATATTAGTTAAAGGTCGAATTCAAAAGACGTATGAAAAATTACAGAAAGAATTTGACGAGATAGCTAATTTAAATAATCCTGTAGTCCGTCGAGTTATGATGGCAGATTTTGCAAATGGCCTAACAACCAAACGTCATAATTTGAAACTCACAGGATTTGATCGAATGCGTGGACAGGTATTATTACCTTTATCTGGTATCAAAGCTAATGAAATCTACGCACCAAACTTTAAGAATGGTGAGAAAGTTGTTCTTGTTCGTTATCCTCATGGAGGAATATTTGAACTACCAGAACTCACTGTAAACAATAAGCTTGGAAATGGTCCTGCTAAATTTATGAAGGGCGCTAAAGATGCAGTTGGTATTGACTCATCTGTCGCAAGCAAATTGTCAGGAGCAGACTTTGACGGTGATACTGTTATGGTTATTCCTAATAATAAAAACGGTATTAAGACAAGTCGTTCTTTGAAAGAGCTCAAGAACTTTGATACAAATCAGTATTATTCTCCAGACAAGAATATTCTTAAGCGGGATTCAAAAGGTAACTGGACAATCAAGCAGAAGACAATGGGTGAAGTATCAAACCTTATTACTGACATGACTCTTAAAGGTGCTACTCAATCTGAAATTGCTCGTGCAGTAAAACATTCAATGGTTGTTATTGATGCTGAGAAACATAATTTGGATTATAAAAGATCCGAAAGGGAAAATGATATCCCCGCTCTAAAAAAGAAGTATCAAGATCACTACGATGTTATTTCTGGTACTATAAAAAATGGAGCCTCCACTCTTATTTCTAGATCCAAAACGGAACACCGTACCCTAGAAACATGGTACAAGGATAGAACACCAGAAGAGCTTGCAGCCAATCCTAGACTCGCTCCTAAAGTTAAGAAGACAAAGACTATTTCAACAGATCATGTTGTGGAAATGGTTAAAGATGCTAAGACCCTTGGCTCTGGCACCCCTATAGAAAACATGTATGGGGATTATATCAATGCTTTAGGTAAGATGCGAGACAAAGCTAACAAGGTAGTTGAGTCTTCTCCTAACATGGTCATGAACAAAGAGGCTAAGCTTAAATACCGTGATCAGGTAGAGTCTCTACAACACAAGCTTAACACAGCTCTAGCTAACTCACCTAGAGAACGGCAAGCACAGCTAATCGCTAACAAAGTGATTGCTGAGAAGAGAGATCCTGACATGCAGAAGGACCAACTTAAGAAGCTTAAACAACAGGCTATTGCTGCTGCTCGTATACAGACTGGTGCTGATGGAGCTAAGACTCGTATCAACATTGAGGATGATGAGTGGAAAGCTATTCAGTCTGGTGCCGTTAGTACTAAGATGCTTACTGACATCTTGCGCTTCGCTAACACAGATAGAGTCAAACAGTTAGCTACACCTAGAGAAGAGAAGGCGCTCAGTCTTTCTAATGCATCTAGAGCTAAGACTATGATTCGTAATGGTCATAGCTATGCTGATGTAGCTGAAGCTCTTGGTGTTAGCATCTCCACCATCCAGAACCTAGTCTAGTAGAAAGGAGAGACAACTGTTATGGAAGATTACTTAAAAGCAACAACCGTAGTTGACACTATGCTAACTACTTACGACAATCCATACAATCCTTTCTCTGACTTCGATTCATGGAAGAAGTGGGATGAAGACAATGGTTACTTCACTTCAGAACTACTAGCAGCTGTCATCGGTAACACTGATGATGCGTTAGATGAAGTTGAAGAAGCTCAACGTCATGCTATGGCTATCAATTTAATCATTGATGAAGGTCCAATCGAAGATGTTTGGACAGTTTGTCGTACAGATACACAAACACCGATTCGTCTACCAACTTCTGAAGATAAGAAATCAGAAGAATAATTTCACACCCCCATAGGGGGAGGGTCGCAAAATTTTTCGACCCTTTTGCATCGCCCCACCTCTCCAAAATTTCTCCGGAGTGGTTAAAAGTCTCAATTTGGGATTACTAACTGGGGTTGATGTATAGACAAAGGAGGATAAACCATGAACAATGAAGTGCAAGAGCATATCAAAGCACTGTTAATGTGGTTGATATCTCCTGAGGTACTTAGTCAAATCGGTGTTTACATTGGAGTTGGAGCATCTATTTACAAAGTTGGCATCAAAGCCTTTAAAAAAGTATGGGTCGACTTAGAAGCTAAACAGAATGATGAGATTAATGGTATTAAAAATTCTATTAATGCTCTAACAGTAAGCTTTCAAGAGATGCATAAGAATCAAGAACGAGACTTTCTTAGGCTCCAAATAATCACCGGTATTCATTCTGGTAGATTATCAGAGCAAGAGATTCTTTATCTATATGATCAGTACACTGAGAAAGGATACAACTCGTATGTGTCAAGAATGGTCAATGATTATATAGATGAACTGCGCACTTCAAATAAGGAGAATGAGAAATGACAATTGCAGTAGATGATATTATCACATTGGTAACTTTAGTTATCGTATTTGCTCCAGTAGTACTAAACCTAGTTAAGTATCTAGGAGCTGCAACACACAGTAAAGCAGTAGTTACTCTCGCAGAGCGAGCACTAATTATTGTTTCCGCTCTAGACAACATGTTGATTACAAATACTTCTAAGAAAAAAGAAGCTTTGGATAAACTATTGTCTTACGCATCAGAAACTGGCGTTAAGCTTACATCAGAACAAGCTTCTGATTATATCGAACACGCCGTCCAAGAACTCCGCCGTCTTCAGCAATCTCAAACAAGCGAGGTGACTGATAATGGCACGGAAGAGAAGTGATGCAAAAATCTTATCTCCGGGATTAACTCCGGAAGGCATGTTAAACAAGCTCACGATTAAAGCATTTGATTTGGCAAATAAACAGCTAGACGATGGTACAATAGCGCCAAGTACCTTAAACGCATTATTGCGATTCGGTACTGCAGAGCGTGAGCTACAACTCGAAGCAATGAGATCTAATAAAAAATTATCTGATTCTAAAATCGAATTAATAGAAAGCGAAGTTAAAGGAAAGGGCGACAGCGAGGCCGTCATTGCTGCTATTCGCGGCTATGCGCCATCTGAAGAACTATAAAAATGTTTCAAAATGATTACACCCGAGAAAACTTACGTGATCTCAGCTATAAAAAACTTTTGACTTTCGATAATTTTGGTGATAGACTGAATTTCTTATCTCTTATTAATCGAGGATACAAATCTCCTAGAGAAATTTCAAACGCTTTTTACAAATCTAGAATTTGGAGAGATATGCGAGATTATATTATTGCTCGTGATTTAGGATACGACTTAGGTGTTAAGGATGTTGAAATAGAGGGACCTCCTCTAGTCCATCATATGATTCCTCTAACAGAAGAGGACATATTGGAATGGCGCGAAGACATTATCCTAAACCCAGATCTTTTAATCACAACATCTTATAATACGCATAATATCATTCATTACGGATTTAGTAGAGTTCAATCAATGAATTATGTTGAAAGATCTCCTGGAGATACTAAAATATGGTAGGTGAACTATATGACGATTCTTAATGATATTAAGACATCTGTAGATTTCGCTTCCGAAGAAGATACAGGATATGATGATCGATTGTTATTGGAATTGGATGGAATTGTCGGTGAGTTATCTCAACTTACAGATACCCAATTAACTTTCGAAGCTAATAAAGATACTACTTGGGAGTCATTGATTCCTAATAAGGATCCAAATCTTGTTCGATTGGTTAAGCAATATGTGCTTGTATCAATTCGTTTGAAGTTCGATCCCCCTGCTGGTAGTATTTTATCTTCGTTGGAAAGATCCTTACAATCGACCGCACATCGTATAATCTTACAAAATAGGGAGGAATCTAATGACTGATACATATCAAGATCTTCTTCATGCTATTGAAACCAACAATTCTGATGATGTAATCGAACATTTCGGTATCAAAGGAATGAAATGGGGTTTCAGACGAAGTCTTTCAAAATTGCCGCAATCTAGAACGATACGTGCTCGAAAAGAAAGTAAAGCCGCCCGTAAAGCTTGGAACATGAAGTATCACAAGCGTCATTCTATGACCGAAAGAGACTTACAAGCTGCGACAAGACGACTCCGTATGGAGAATGATTTCGCCGAACAAGTACGGCGTGCAAACCAAATTGCCGATACCCGTAAACCTAAGAAAGAACATGGTAAATTTGCCAAAGCATTTGGTAAATCTGTTATGAATTCCGTTGTGGACTCTGGTGTTAAGACCATTACAAACGATTTAATGCGTAGAACATCTGACGACTATACTCCATTCACAAATAGAGTATTGTCTGAAGGTAGAAAATTGGCGGAAGAACATCAAGGAGCTATTAATAAAGTTCGAGGTATTTGGGGCTTTTAGTTAGGGGCATTTTCTTTTATGGTATTATCTAATAAAGCTTATCCGGAAGAATATATGAAGTTCAAAGAAGCAGTTCTGAGAGGTGAAATTCCGGTTAATCGCACGGTTTCTCTGGAAATGAACCGAATTGACTTCTTAATTGAGTCTCCGGATTATTATTATGACGACAAAGCGATTCAAGGGTTTATTAGATTTTGTGAAAACGAAATGACCCTTACCGACGGAGGAGATGTAACGCTCTTACCGTCCTTTAGATTATGGGCCGAATGCGCCCTCGCATGGTTTTACATTTCTGAGGATAATGTCTACAATCCAAAACTTGGAAAGTGGGAAATCCGAAAGAAATTCAAGCGACTCACGAACAGACAGTATCTTATTGTCGGACGTGGTGCTGCAAAATCACTATACTCAACATTCATGCAAGCGTACATGCTACTAATTGACACGGTTACGACTCACCAAATAGTTACTGCACCTACAATGAAACAGGCGGAGGAAATTATGGGTCCATTCAGGACTGCGTTGAGTAGGGCTAAAGGTCCGCTAATTGGTTATATGACACAAGGTTCTAAAATGACCGGAAACTTAACCAAAAAGCAATTACTAGCATCTACCAAGAAGGGTGTTGAGAACTTTGCAACGAATAGTCTATTGGAGATTCGTCCAATGTCAAGAGACAAACTTCAAGGTCTTCGTTGTAAATATGCATCAGTTGATGAGTGGCTATCCGGTGAGGTCAAAGAAGACGTAATCGGGGCTATTCAACAGGGTGCAAGTAAAAATGACAATTATCTCATAATCGCTACATCTTCCGAAGGGACTGCTCGTGATGGTGTCGGGGATACTATCAAGATGGAGCTTATGGATATTTTGGAAGGTCGATATTTTAACCCTCATGTATCTATTTGGTATTATCGACTGGATGATGTACGAGAAGTTGCTAATCCTGAGTTATGGATGAAAGCAAATCCTAATCTCGGAGCTACTGTAACTTATGAAACATATCGAGATGAAGTTGAACGGGCGGAAAATCAACCGGCAACTCGTTCGGATACTCTCGCTAAACGTTTCGGAATACCTGTTGAGGGGTATACATACTTCTTCGTTTATGAAGAGACAATTCCACACAGACCTCAAAACTTTGATGGTTTAGAATGTGCCTTAGGCGCCGACTTATCGCAAGGTGATGACTTCTGTGCATTTACATTTCTATTTCCTCTTGGTCATGGAAGATTTGGCGTTAAAACTAGATCATATGTTTGTGAGTCTAAATTAAGAAAATTAACTTCTGCTATGCGCAATAAGTATGATGAATTGATTTCTGAGGGTACGCTTGTTGTTATGCCAGGAGTTATTCTTGATATGGAACAAGTATATGACGATATGTACAACTTCGTATACCAACACAAATATACAGTTTACGCATTCGGATACGACCCGTATAATGCTAGAGAATTCGTTGAGAGATGGGTTCGAGACAATGGCGAATACGGTGTTGAAAAAGTTATTCAGGGTGCTAAAACCGAATCTGTACCGATGGGAGAATTAAAGAATTTGGCTATGGAACGTATGTTAATATTTGACGAAGAATTGATGAAATTTGCGATGGGTAATACCGTCGCGATCCAGGACAACAACGGTAACTACAAGTTATCTAAACGTCGTTCTTATGAAAAGATCGATAACGTTGCTGCGTTAATCGATGCTTGGGTTGCGTATAAACGTAACCAAGACTTATTTGGATAGAAAGGCATATTTAGTTATGGGCACTTTTACCGATGGACTAAAGCATGCTTGGTCTATGTTTAAAACTGATTCCGCATCATTTGTGGAAACCGAAAAAGTATTCCAAATTCCTAATGAACCTAGGGCTTTGAATCCAAACAATTCAATCCCTACTCGAACTTTTTCTAGATCAGCAATTTCCTCCATGATTTTTAACCGTATTGCTATTGATGCATCTATGGTTAAATTTCAACATGTAAAGATTGATATGGAAAAAGAAAATCAAGTGGTTCAAAGAGCTTCTTCTCTTCAACGATTGTTTGAAGTAGAAATGAATGTGGATCAATCTAGCACAGATTTCTTCCATGATTTGGTTTATTCATTATTCGACGAAGGAGTAGTTGCTGCTGTCCCTCTGGAGGCAACAATTAATCCTATGGAGTCCGATTCGTATGATATCAAAGCAATGCGCGTCGGAAAAATAATGGAATGGTTTCCAACTAAAATCCGGGTAAAAATTTATAATGAAGCTAAAGGAGAATTCTCAGAGATAATTGTACCAAAGAAAATGTGCGCTATTATAGAGAACCCTTTAGCTAATATCCTTGGAACTGAGAATCCTACTATGACTCGTTTGATTCAAAAACTTTCGATTTTGGATAAGCAAGATTTGGAGTTGATTTCTAACAAATGGAATATCATTCTTCAACTTCCTAACCCGGTTCGAAACGATCTCAAACGAAATGAAGCTGATGCTCGTATTAAGGATATTGAAGGGCAGTTGAAAGACTCTAAAATGGGTATTGCGTATATCGGTGCTGATGAAAAAATCACTCAGCTTAACCGACAAATCAATTCTAATCTTATGGATGAGGTTAAGTACTTAACCGAAGAATTGTTGGGACAACTAGGTTTAACTAAAGCTATTTTAGATGGAACAGCTAGTGCTGATCAAATGCAAAATTACTATACTCGAACTATCGATCCTATTGTGACCAGAATTAAAGAAGAATTTCAACGTAAATTCATCACTAAAACTGGCTACACACAAGGTCATAGAATTGATACTTATAATAATCCTTTCAAACTTGTACCTACAGGTCAATTGGCTACGATTGGTGATTCATTATTACGAAACAGAATTCTTACATCAAACGAATTTCGTGCTATTATTGGTTATGGGCCTATCGAAGATCCTATGGCCGATCGATTGTACAATCCTAACATCTCTGATGCAAGACAAGACGTTTCTATACCTGGGTCTGTCGGGTCCCCTGAAGAGGAAGCTTACTCTGATTACCCTCCTGAGTACAGCGAAGAAGATCTTCAAAATGGCGGCAAATAATAATGGAGGAAAATCATGGAATGAGCAAACATCCCGAGTATGACTTCGCGGGTTACGTAACTCGCAACGACACCCGTTGTACCGACGGTGTTATTATCCGACATGGTGCTTTTGCTGGTAATGATGGTCAAAAAGTTCCTCTGGTATGGTCTCACGATCATAGTAACCCAGATAATATTATTGGTCATGTGTTATTGCATAATGCAAACGATGGAGTTTATGGACAAGGATTCTTTAATGGTACGCCCTCAGCGCAACAGGCTAAAGAACTAGTTCAACATGGTGACATCTGGTCCATGTCTATTGGGGCTAATCGTATCAAACGTACCCCAAGTAATGACGTTATTCATGGAAATATCTATGAAGTATCTCTCGTTGTAGCTGGAGCAAATCCAGGAGCGGTTATTACCGAAGTCCTACAACACTCACAAAATCCCGAAGAAGGAGAAACAATCATTATGGAAAGTAATGAACTTATTCACTCATCACAAGATGTATTGGTAGGTCAAGAACGCATCAGCTTGTTTGACCGTATCCAACACGCAGATGAAGGTGAAGCTACTGATATTGTTGATGGCGTATTGTCAACACTAACCCCAGACCAACAAGAAGCTGTTGCTATCTTGGTCGAAGCATCTACTGATTCTGCTTTGGAAAACTTTGAAAATCAAGTAGCCGAAAACTTTGACGCTGCTGTTGAAGATCAAGTTGATAGTATTCTTGAAGAACTTGCTAATAGCGACGATGAAGAAGAAATTGAACAATCAGCCCTAGGAGGAAACACTATGCACTACAACGCGTTCCAAAACGTGTCAAACAACACTGACGAACTCCGTCACTCACTTGAAGATGCTCTTGCTACTGCTAAAGATTCAGGCCGCAAACTAAGTCAAGTGTTGACCGAATTTGAACACGGTGACACTTTGAAACACTCAATGAACAACCTCGATTTGTTGTTCCCAGATCATGCCCTACAAGGCGGTATTCAAGTACTTTACTCACCTAACACTGCTACAGAACATATTCTTAGCCGCGTTACAAAAGTACCCACTGCTTTCGTTAAGTCTCTTATGACTGACCTTACAAACCTTACTGACGAACAACTTCGTGCTAAAGGTTACATCAAGGGTAAAGAAAAGAAAGAACAAATCATTGGATTCCTTTCTCGTAAAACTGACCCTCAAACAATCTATAAAAAACAATCGATTGACCGTGACGACCTTATTGACATCAGCCAACAATTGGACGTAGCTGCTTTCTTCCGTCAAGAAATGCGTATCAAACTCAACGATGAAATCGCACAAGCTATCATGGTTTCTGATGGACGTGAAACTGGTTCAGAAGACAAAATCAAAGAAGATAAGATTCGTCCTATCTCTAAAGATGATGACTTCTATACAATCAAAGCCAAATACAATCCAAACGCTATGCTGGACGTATTTGAAATCGTTGCTGAACAAAAGACTAAGATGCTTGGTTCTGGAACTCCTACTTTGTATGTCAACCCATTGTTCCTTACTAAACTTCGCTTCTTGCGCAATAAGAACGGTAACTGGGTATTTGGTGGACAACAACCTGCTACCAAAGAATACCTCGCATCATTGATGGGTGTTGCTGATATTGTTGAAAGTAACTTTATCAAAGAACAAGAAATGATCATGGTTAACCTTGCTGACTACCAAATCGGTACAAACAAAGGTGGAGAAGTTAACACATTCGAAGACTTCGATATCGACTTCAACAAACACAAATACCTTATCGAAACTCGCTTGTCTGGTGCTCTTGTTCGCGCTAAAGCTGCTGTGTACTTTACTCCAGATGCATCTGTTGCTCCTCGTGCTCACCAAGCCGATGTTCAATCTCAAGCTGCCGGAGCTCAAGCTGCTCGTACAGGAGTTCCTGGAGGATAAGAATGAAGTATTCGGGTAATGCAGGTTTTCGATTGGAGGATGTTGAAGTAGAACCTGGTGTCTATGAACCAAAGATTGTTGTCAAACCTATCAAAGGCGACTTGATTAACGACACTACGTTTCGTAATCAAAATAACAGCAAATCTACAATAGACAATGTTCAAATCACCAATCGTCTTTCAATCGTTGCCCATCCATTCTTAATGAAGCACATCACAAATTTGTTATATGTTACTTTTATGGGACAGAAGTGGAAGGTTGAGCGTTATGCTATTAAATCTCCACGAATTATTTTGGATTTAGGAGGATTATATAATGAGCAAGCGAATGCATATCCAGGACTTGCTGGAGAAAGCAGTAACTAAACTTGGGGAATCTTATAAAATCATCTATAATCCAAACTCAAGTAGCAAATTAACATATCCATGTATCTTATATAGACGACATGGTATTCATAAGCGACATGCGGACAATACAAAATATTATTCGCATGAAACTTATCAATTGACAATTATTGATAAACGCGTGGATTCTCCGATAATCGATGTATTATTGGACAATCCCCATTGTCGATATCAACATGAGTTCATTGTAGACAACATGAACCATACAATCTTAGAAATTACAACTGGAGGTAAAGCCTAATGGCAAAACTCGTATTCGATGAAATTGGAAAACGTTTCTATGAAACCGGTGTCTCTGAAGCGGTTCTTTATCCACAAGATGAAACTGGTAACTACCCTAAAGGTGTAGCTTGGAACGGTATCACTTCTGCTAAAGAAAACCCTACAGGTGCTGAAGCTAGCGAACACTATGCTGATAACATGCTATTCTTCTCTATCACAGGACCTGAAAAATTTGAAGGTACTATTGAAGCATTCAGCTCACCAAAAGAATTTGATGCTTGTGACGGTATGGCAGAACCTGTTAAAGGTCTTCGTGCTCACGGTCAAGCTCGTCAACCATTTGGATTTGCATTCAAATCGATTCTTGGTAATGACGTAAAAGGTGAAAACTTTGGATACAAGATCCACTTGTGGTACGGATGTAAAGCTGCTCCATCAGAACGGGATTACAGTACTGTGAATGAATCACCAGAACCACAAAACCCATCATGGAGTGTTAAATCTACTCCTGCTAAATTCACAGGACACAAACCGGTCTCAACTTTGACAATTGTGTCAACAGATGTTGAGCCAGAAAAACTTAAGAAGTTGGAAGACGCTTTGTACGGTACTGAAACTGAACAAGCTTACTTGCCACTTCCAGATAAAGTTAAAGAATTGTTGTCTTAATTAACAAAGGAGGTATTCATACATGCTAAAACAGAAAGTTCAATACGAAGACTTTGACGGTGCAACTCAAGTCGAAACTCTTTATTTCAACCTTAACCGTATGGAATTGATCGATCTTCAAGCTCGTTATGGGAAAGAAGATATGGCCAAACATATCGAAAAACTTGTCGAAGACAAGGACATCGAGAAAGTATATGCCATTCTTAATGACATTATCATTAGTGCTTATGGTGTTCGTTCAGAAGACGGTAAACGTTTTATCAAGAACGATCAGATTCGCGAAGAATTCAAACAATCTCTTGCATACGATGCTTTGATTGAAGACTTCCATGATGAAAGCCGTAAAGTTCTTGAAACATTCATTACAGGAATTACTGCTCATATTCGTGGAATCAACAAAGCCGAAAATGCTGTGAGCGCTGTTCAGTAAAAAAGAAGCTGTAAGGGGATGTGCATATTGCATGTCCCTTTTATTTTTAAATTTTTTGAGGTGTGAAAATGGCACAAGAATTTCTAACTTTGCGACTCGATGATACTGAATATTGGGATGACGAGAAAGAAGAATTTATTTCTTCTCCTGGTAAAGAGTTGACCTTTAGATATACTCTTAAGAATTTGGATAAGTGGGAAAGTAAACATGAGAAAAGATTCATAGATAATGATAAAGATATTTCTCCAGAAGAAATGCTGGACTTTATTAAAATTATTTGTGATGAAGAATTTGATGTTGACTCGCTTTCTCAAGAGAATATGGAAGAAATCATAAAGTATCTAAAACATACACCGTCAGCTACAGTATTGCCAGAGTCTAAAAATTCTGGAGGAGGGTATCAACGTAAGAAAATTTACACATCTGAAATAATTTATGCATTCATGGCTTTAAATCATATTCCATTTAATTGGGAAGATCGAAATTTGAATAAATTGATTATGCTTCTAAATTGTGTTGGATCATTACAAGAACCTCCTAAGAAAATGTCTCAAGCTGATGCTATGGAAGAACATAGAAGGACAGTTCTTGCTAATCGAAGAAAACAAGAAGCTATGGCAAGGAGTAGAATGCATGGAAAATAATTATATTGCGGTCTCATTTGCCGATACTATCGAACATTTCGGAGTTAAAGGAATGAAATGGGGTGTAAGAACCCGATATACATTGGATAGAATCAGAAATAGACGATACTATAAGAAACGTTTGAAAGAAGCCAAACGTCGATATAAGAAAAATCGTCCGGGTAGGTTTTCTAGATCTTTAAAAACTTCCGGATTAGGTATTATTACTAAAAACAAAGATTTTCTCAATTATGGGGTATCTGGTATTTTAGGGTCTAAGACTTATGATATTGCGACCGGTGCTGATTCCGCAGGAAGGATTTATCGCAACGAGAAAAAGAGTCTTAAGAAATCTTATAAAGAAACAAAACAACTCCTAAAACGAAATAGGGATAATGATTTGCTAACTAATAAGGTTTTAAAAGTTTCGGCTAGCTCTAAATTAAGCGATTCCGATAAAGAAAAACAACTTATAAAAATCGCAGAAAGGATTGGTAGATAATGGCTATATCTGTTTCTGGAGATTTTGGACATTTAGAAAAATTCTTAACAAGACCTAGAACAACCAATATGGATGTTTTGGGCAAAGCTATTGTTAAAGCATTGAAAGATGCTACTCCAAAAGATTCTGGAGAAACCGCCGAATCATGGGGTTATAGATTGATACCTACTTCTCGAGGTGTTGATTTAGAGATATACAATAGTCATTTAAATAATGGAGTTAATGTGGCAATGCTAATTCACTATGGCCACGGTACCGGAACAGGAGGGTATGTTCCACCAAGGCCATATATTGACAAAGCTATAAATTCCGTTTATAAGAAAACCATAGATAAGATACTTGAAGATTATTTCAAATAGGTGATTCATATGAAATATAATGACACGATCCAACACTTCGGCATAAAAGGAATGAAGTGGGGTCATAGAAATCGTCGAGAACATCTTATGAACAAATACCTATCCAAAGGGTACGATATGAATAGTGCTGCCGCTAAAACTGAAAAAACGATTAAAAATTGAAAAAGCTGCTAAAACTGCAGCTATCGTAGGTGGCGCAGCACTTGGTACATATCTAGGATATAAAGGATACCAGGGTGTTTCTCGTTATCTTGATCAAAAGAGATTGCAAAAAGCCGAAGAACAGCTTAATAAAATCCGTAAAACTAATGAACAGATAAAATCTGGTAAAACTCAAAAATCAAAGGTTTTGGCGGAAAAATTAAGGATGTTGTAAAAGAAGCTCATCGTAAAGATACCGAGCGTTTTACAAAACAAATGGACGAAGCAATTTTAAAGAAAGCCGCTAAACAGGCCGCGAAAGAAACTGCTAAATCAAACGCTGACTCTTATGCGGATAATATTCTGAAAATTGCTCAACAAAAACCTGGAATTCTTGGACGAAGAAAACCAGAGTCTATAGCAGATACGAAACGTAAGATTTCGACAATTGCTGATAATTTCGCAAAAGCTAAACGTCAAATGAATTCGACAGGTAAAACTATTGATTCAATCGATACTAAAGCTTTAGAAACTGTTAAAAAATTGATGCAGAAAAGGTAGGTAACCTATGGCTGGATATGTAGACGAAAAAGTAGCCAAAGTCACCTTAGACAATAAAGGATTTTCTAAGAATGCTGATGAAGCGATTGCTGCGATCAACAGACTGAAAGAAGCTTTTGCTAAGGTCAACGGTAAAGATGCTACTAAGAACATAGCTTCGGACATGTCGACTATGAATGACACAATTTCAAAATCGACGCAAAAGTCTGAGGGACTACTATCTCGCCTTAAAGGAATTTTCTCACGAAGCACTCAAGACATTGACATGTCTGGAGGAGGACGGTCTATTGATAGAATGAATACTGATATTGCTAGCAAGACTGCTAACACATCTTCAATTCTATCCCGTCTTAAGGGTATTTTCCAAAAGGCAGATAATCACGAAGGATTTCCCAATTCGATTAAATCTATCGATGGGTTGAATTCTAAAATTGGAGGATTCGATGCAAGTCCTCTATCTAATGCATTTTCTAAAGCAGCATCGTCTGTGCAGAATTCATTGTCTGTTATGGATATTGCTGTTGGTAATGTATTGGGTAATATGCTTCAGAGAGCAATGTCATTCACAGGACAATTCTTTAGAGGTTATGGGGATGGTTTGGCTGAGTATAAAAACAAACTCGGATCAATCCAAACAATCATGACCAATACTGAATGGGAAATTCCAGACTCTTCGACTCGTATGCGTCGAGTATCTGGAGCTTTGGAACAGCTTAATGACTATGCGGATAAGACTATTTACTCATTTGCGGATATGACCAAAAATATTGGTACATTTACTGCCGCCGGGGTTAGTCTAGATAAATCCGCAACCGCTATCAAAGGTATTTCCAACTTGGCTGCTGCCTCCGGATCAAGTACCGAACAAGCTTCTACGGCAATGTATCAGTTGTCTCAAGCACTTGCTGCTGGACGTGTAGGTCTTCAGGACTGGAACTCAGTAGTAAATGCCGGAATGGGTGGTAAACTATTCCAGGATAGACTTACACAAATGGCTGAAAAGATGGGTCATGCTCGTGATATGAGTAAATCATTCCGTGACTCATTGAAAGACGGTTGGCTGACTTCTGAAGTATTGTTGGAAACTTTGAGAGAATTCTCTGAAGACCAATCAATGCTCGATGCGGCAACTAAAGTTAAATCGTTCGGACAATTGGTAGATACCGTTCAGGAAGCTATAGGTTCTGGATGGGCTACAACTTGGGAATATTTCCTAGGCGGATTTGAAGAAGCCAAAGAAATGTGGACAAGTATTGGTGATATTGTCAATCCATTCATAAACGATGACCAAGGTAAATATTGGGATGAAGTATTGGGTATTGAACGTAGTCTTGGTAACTACCGAAATGCCATGCTTAAAACATGGAAAGATTTGGGCGGTCAACAAGCATTGTTCAATTCTATTAAAAATAGTTTTGAAATCGTATTCAATGCCATGACTAAATTCCGTGAAGGATTTCGTTCTGTTATTGGCGATTACAAACAATCGGCTAAGACCTTTTATAATATAACCAAAGCGCTTGAAGATTTCACAACTAAGTTAAAAGGAAATACGATACTTTTAAACACTATTTCTAGTTTGGGAAAATTGGCCGGTCAAGTATTCATGACATTTGGATGGATATTAAAAACGGTTGCTAATGGGATGTCAAGCGTAGGGAAATCTTCCGGCTCCATATTACTTCCTATTAAAATCGTAATGGACTATATCTCCGAATTTTTAAAAAAAGTTCGTTCAGTAGGTGAGTATAGCAGCGGATGGTTTTATTTAGGAAGAACAATATCTAATGTTTTTAATATAATTATAACATTGGGTAGAATTGTAATATTCACGATACAAGCATTATTTAAAGGATTTAGTAAAGTTTCTTCAGGAAATGATATATTTGCTAGGTTAATTGCCACTATATCTTTACTTACCGGAGGAATTAGTAAATTCTTAAAAACAATAGAGAACATGGTTCTATCGACAGATGCACTATCTAATGTTTCTCAAAAAATAGGAACTTTCTTCTCTAAGATAGGAGACGGAATATCAAAAGTCATAAATCTTTTACGTAATTTCTCATTTAAAGATTTTGGTAAATCACTTAGAGAAGCTTTTTCTTCTAAAAACATTAGTGGAGATTCGTTAACTAAAGGAATAATAAATATTTTTTCTAAAGTTAATGAGTATGTTTCAAAAGGAATAGCTGATTTTAAGAACAATATATCCTCTTTTAACATATTAGACATTTTAAAAACTCTTATTACAGGTTTTACTGCATTTGCAGGATTTAAATTGTTTAAATCTTTTGGCGGTAAAAAAGATAAGGGTTCTAGTTTCCTCTCTCCAATAATAGATCCTTTAAAAGAACTTGTTGAAAATGGAAACAAAATAGTATCTAAAGTTACTGAAGTTTTAGATGGGGTTAAAGATGCTTTGAGTTCTTTTACCCTTGGCGTTAAAGCCGGAACTTTGTTAACGATAGCATCATCTATAATGATTCTTGCTTTCTCTTTAAAAATCTTAGCTGGAATGAATTCCGATGAATTGGTTCGTGCAGGAATTGGAATAGGAATTCTAAGTAAAGTTCTTACATCATCAATGAAGAGATTAGCTGGTATGGATAAAATCCCTCCTAGCACAGCTATGAATATGATAGGGTTCGCTATAGCAATTAGAGTATTGTCTTCGGCATTAAAGACATTGAGTGATTTAAGTCCCGAACAGTTAACTAAATCATCGGCTGCTATTTTAGCTTTGTCCGGTGACTTGGTAGCTAGTATGCACTTTTTGTCCAAATCGGGTAAAGTTAAAGTCGGCGTTTTTAAAATGCTAGGTTTTGTATTTGCTATAAAAATGTTAGCAAAATCTGTATATGAGTTATCTAAATATGATGAAGATACTTTATTACGAACTATTTCCTCTATAAGTGCACTTATGTTGAGTCTGTCAACTTCTATGAGGATAATGAATAACGTTAAAATAAAACTAAGCACTATAATTGGTTTATTAGTTGTTGTTAAAAGCGTTAGATCATTGGTTGAATCTCTATCCAAAATAGCTGATATTAATCCGGAGAGATTAATACCATCTATAAAAGCTTTAAGTATAATTATAGCCGAGTTAGTGTTAGCTATGCAATCTCTAAGAGGCGCTAAAGTTAACTTAAGAGCTATAGGAGGAATGTTAGCATTCACTTATAGTATTAAACAACTTGTAGATGCTTTAATAGATATTTCTTATATTGAACCTAAACCATTGGTTAGATCTTTGAAAGCTTTATCTATAATATTCGGATTATTAACATTATCAACTGTTGTTTTATCCAATATGTCGGGTAATTTATTTGGCGCTATTGGTTCAGCATTGATATTGTTATCTTTCGTTCCGGTATTAAATACTATAGGTCATGTTTTGACCGAGTTATCCGCAATAAGTTGGGATGGCATGAAAACAGCATTGACAGGATTGACAGGAACATTAGCTGTTTTATTAACGGCATCTGGTATAATATCAATGTTTGGTGCTAGTGGAATAGTTGGAGCTTTATCGTTAGTTGTTCTAGCGGGAGCCCTTGTAGCAATGGCGGTACCATTAAAAATATTAGGTTCAATGTCTTTGGAAAACATCGGAAAAGCATTAATTGCTTTAGGTGGCGGATTAGCAATATTGCTTATTTCCGCAGGAATCGCTGGTCTGATAGCCCCAGGATTATTAATATTGTCCGCCGCTTTAATTGCTTTAGGAATAGCTGCTCTAGGTATTGGTGGCGGGTTGGCTTTAGCCGGTGTTGGTATAAGTTTAATAATCGTCGCCATTAAGAAATTAGGCGAAATAGGACCCGATGTTCTTATTGGAATAGTAAATGCAATAGATCTATTCTTAAAAACATTGTCGCAAAGAGCCCCCGAAATGGTTACAAGTCTGGTTAATATTGTTAAAAATGCTTTGGACGGTTTATTAGTTTTAATCCCTAAATTTGTGGATTTTGGATTTAAACTTTTAATAAGTTTATTGAAAGGACTAACTGAGAATATTCCAGAATTAATAACTGCTGCAGTTAAATTAATAACTGAATTAGGTAAAGCCCTTATAGATAATATGGGCGAACTTGTCGGAACCGCAGTTGAAATTGCTGTTTCGTTCATAAAAGCTCTTGGCGATGCTTTGATCGGCGTAAAAGATCAATTAATACCTGCCTTAAAGAATGTATTTTCTGTAATATCCGAAGTTTTGCTAACTGTTTTATCAGAACTTTTAGCGCCACTACTTGAGAAGATTGTTGAAATCTTAACTCCAGTAGGAACAATGATCACTGAATTCTTATCCAATTTGGCTAGTGCTATCGAACCTATATTTACTCCACTTATGGAAGGTCTTAAGGTTCTATTTGAAAGTATTGCAACGATTATAACAGTTGTGGCAGAAGCTATTATTTCCACTGTAAATGCTATCAAAGATATTATTCGTTCTATTGCGGACGTTATTATTTCAACTCATGCTACAATTCAAACAATAGTCAATGCTATTGTGGAAGTGTTCAGAATAATGGCCGATGCTATTGATACTGTTATTACTGGAGTAATTAATATTATCGATGGAGTGGCAAATGTCATTAAGACTGCTGGCGAAGCTATTAGCGGCGTCTTAACAAGTGTCGGAGAAGTATTCAAGTCATTTGGTGAAGGCGTTAAAACTGCTCTTGAAGGTGTTGGTAAAGTTGTTGAGTCATTTGGTACTGGTATTAAGACAGCTCTTGAAGGTGTCGGTAAGATTTTCGAATCTATTGGTACGGGTATTAAGACAGCTCTAGACGGCGTTGCTGATATCATTAAAGCTGTTGGTGATGCTGCCAAATCATTTGGTGAAGGATTTAAAGCTTTCGGTGAAGGTGTTAAACTTGTCGGAGAACACGGAGCAAATGCTGCTACCGGTTTGGCCTCACTTACTGTTGAGGTAGCAAAACTCGGTGTTTCGGCATATGCTGGTAATCTGCAAGGATTTACAACAGATATCGAAAACTTAGCTAAAGCGTGTTCAACTCTAGGAGATACAGCAAGTAATATCTTGACGTTATCTACGTCATTGACTATTATTTCTTCATCTCTAACGATTATTTCTGGCGTAGGATCCCTTGCAGCAACCGCATTCCAAACATTATCAACAGAATTTACAAACATTTCGACATCTGCTGAGTCTGCATCGACTGCATTCTTGAATTTGTCAGGCCCAGTCAATACTTTGATTGGTATGATGAGTGCTATCTTATCTTCTTTCGGAACCGCTATCGGACAATTCCAAACTATGGTTGGTGCTATGGAAGCAGTTAACCTAGGTTTCATTAACATTCAAAATAGCATCACTTTCCTAATGGAAAACTTCAACCTAATCAACGCTAGTGTCGAAACATTTAAGACATCTCTCTTAAATGCGCAAACGCAGATGGGGGAATTCTTCTCCTCTATATCAAACTCAACTGAATCTTTCGCAATCTTAACGGCCGCAACTGAAACGGGTATGCAAGGAATGATGATGGCTGTCCAAAATGGTATGGCAAATATCCAAACTACAATGGATAGCTCTATTGGAGCTCTTGCATCTGCTGTGGGTGCTGGATTTGGTCTTGTATCATCTGCGGTTTCTAGTTCAATGGAAACCGTTATTGGTGCAGTCCAAACTAGCATGACTGGTGTTGTTAATTCCATTTCAACGTCAATGTCATCGGTTGCGGATCAAGCTAACGCATCATTCAGCGCAATCGGCACATCTATTTCCGGAAGTATCTCCCAAATCTCAAGAGATATGTCTCAAGGAATGAGTGGAGTATCCCAAACAATCAGTTCTCGAGTAACTGAAATTAACTCACAATTCACTAAAATGAGTTCAACAGTGTCTCAAATTATCTCATCTATGATGACTGCGATGTCTTCATCTATCCAAAACGGTATGGGCGTTGCTGCAAATAACATATATTCTGGTATGAGTCAAATTATTAGTACTGTTGGATCATATACCGGTTCTGCTAGATCTTCAGGTTACAATGTAGGTTACTATATTTCGTCTGGTATCGCAGCCGGTATGTATGCAAATATGTGGGAAATTGAGTCTGCTGCAAATAGAATTATCTATAAAGCACGTGAAGCTGCTCGTGCTGCTGCGGATATTCATTCCCCATCAAGGTTATTTGCTAAAGATGTAGGTAAGTTTATCCCTCAAGGGGTTGCCATGGGTATTGCTAATGAAATGCCATCTACAATTAAGCAAATGACCAAAACATTTAAATCTGGATTTTCTAAAGCTGCTGATGGAGCCGTTTCTCAAGGGCAAATCTTTGCTGAAGCTGTTTCTTCTGCTGTGAATTCTGTTGGCGATATGCTTGACGTTGCGATCGACGACATGTCATATTCTCCTAAGATTACACCAATCGTAGACACAAGCAAATTAGACAAATTCAAATTGAAAGATTATGATGTTAATATTGGAGGTCTTAACAAGGCTCTTCCAACACCATCATATTCTGGAGTTCCTAACACCAACCAACAAACAACAATTAACAATGATAATTCTAATAAAGAATTTAATGTTACTGTTAAAGTTGATACTAAAGGTAAAACTGTTGATGCTAGAGAGCTCGCTGTTGAAGTTCAACGGCACCTTAAAGATTTTGACGATCAAAATCGAAGAAGTAAAGGCGAGGAGGTATTCTGGTAATTGGAAGCAGGATATTTTACAGTCAACGGACGTAAGTCTGAAGACATAAATTTATTTATCGAAGATCGACCAGATATCCAGACTCCGAAAAGACGAGTATCGTTTGTATCACCAGTTTCCTATGAAGGGGAACTGGTATACGACGATGACGGATATGAACCTACGGAATTTGAGCTTAAATGCTTTTATGATGGAAGTTCTCATGGCGATGACTTCGCGAAACTGTCGGAAGCAAGAAACAACATTAACTCCTTATTCGGTCATGGAAAAGGAGAATGGATGTCTTTTGTTCCATATTTTGACGAGGAACACTCTTACCAAGTTATTATGATGGAAATCAAATTTGAGAATAAGTCATATTACGAAGGTTGTATGAGTGTTATAATCAAACTTAAATGCCAACCCTATAAGTACCTAGTTGATAATGAGACTAAAGAAATTAGTAATGGTGGGAGTATTAAAAATCCAACTAATTATAATGCCTTACCAACCATTAGATTTAATGGAGTTAAAGGGGGGATTGTATTACGAGTTGGATATGGTACGATGTCATTTAAGAGCTTGAACAATGAAACTGTTTTTATCGATAGTCAAACATTTTCTACTTTTTCAAAAGATGTAAATGGTTATCGTAATCTAAATGATAGGACTATTGGTAGAGAATTCTTTTATCTTGTTCCAGGACTTAATAACATTTATTTCCAAAGACCCGCCGCAGATACGACATCGACACTACCAGAGTCTATATTTATCACACCTAACTGGAGGGTTCTTGTATGACTATTACATTATTTGAACAACATGAACGAGAGTTCACCTCCAATGGTCTTGGTATTTTGGACGATGTTTTGAAGTGCGAAGTAACTGAAGTTCGTAATGGTAAATTTGAGTTACTTATGGAGTATCCTATTCAGGGAAACTATGCTAATGATATTGTTGTAAACAACTATATTCTAGCACCGCCTAACGATACCGACCCGGATCACCCGTTTCGTATTTATGAAGTGGATACTGATTTAGACTCCAACAAAATTACTGTTAAAGCAGTTACAAAAGTAGACGAATTATCCGGTAATATTGTTAAACCATTTACTATTGAACATGGTGATGCGTTTGCTATCTGGAACACTGCTAAAACATACGCAATGGATCCTATAACGTACACATTTCAATCTCGTGTAGGCACTATGGGCCCTCTTGTAAATGATAAGATAACTAATGTTCTTGCTATATTAAAAGGCGATAATTCTATCACTTCAAATATTGGCGGGGAGCTTAAGTATGGTAAAGATAGCATAACTCTTTACACTTTGCGTGGCCGAGAGCACGTTACAACCATTCGCCCCCGTAAAAACTTGAAGAACATCAAAATCACAACAAATATGAATGGAAAATATACCCGTATTCTCCCATTCGCAAAATACACTCCTGAAGGTGAGAACCAGAAAGAGGTGACTGTGTATGGCGATGTTGTTCGTTCTGATCATTACGACGATTATGTTGTCAAACGTATTGTACCAGTGGATTTATCTTCTAAATTCAATGAGTACAAAACACAGCAAAAGAATCTTAGAAAAACTAAGATTGCTGAAGAACGCGCTTCTAATAGAGCTGCTGATGCCGCAGCTAGGTCTAAAGAAGCTAGTGAAAAACTAGCATTAGAAGCTGCTCGCGAAAAACAGAGGGTTGCTAACTTCAATGCAAATAAGCAGAAACGACTAGATGCTCGTGCCGCTTCTGTTGCGAGACGAGGACGATCTTCTGGGGGTAAACGATCAAAAGCTCAAATTGAGGCTGATCGTCAAGCACGATATCAAGCTAGCGATGCTGCGTTTGAAAAACGTCAATCCGAATTAGAACGTAAATTCAATGAACAGCAAGCTAATAGAGCAAAGGCCAAAAATGAACGTGCGGCTAAGAAGGCTGCTCGAGAAGAAGAGAAAGCTCGTAGGGCTGCTCGTATGGCCGATATTAAAGATCAGACTAAAATTGTAATTACTAAGGCCATGGTTGATGCTGAAGCAGCAACATATTTCGATGACAACCCTGGAGTTGATATTCCAAATATCAAGATCGAAGTTGATATGATTCCTGTTAAGGATACTACAACTTACGAAAAAGATATTCTAGCGATGCTTAATGATATTCGGCTGTGTGATACTATCGATGTTTATGTTCCTAAATTAGATGTTGATGTGACACTGAAGGTCATTGAGATACAATATGACTGTTTGGCTAAACGTATTCTTAAGATTGTCGCAAGCACCGAGGATAATCTTCCATCAACTATTATGGATAGTCAACGTGGAGAATATAAGGATATTACTAAAGCAGTTGTTAATGAGGCTTTTGAAGATCTGCAAACATCTATAAACACGGTTATCACAAGTGCCAATGGAAACAACCGTAATTTTTACGGACCAGACGAACCGCCGTCAGAGGGACTTAAGGAAAATGACTTATGGTTCAAAGATGTTGGTGAGGGTCTTGTTGATATGTATCGATATGACGGTACTCAATGGATATTGGTACTACCCAATAATCTAGGAGAAGTTCTTGAACAACAAATTGATGATGCTGTTGCTGAAATTCATGAATTGTTAGACGAATACACTCTTGACACCGATACTCTGTTTGGTGAACTAGTTGATTTGACTGACGATGCCTTTAAGTTTATTGCCGAGAGCAAGGAATCGATAGATTCTGAAGTTTCATCTGCTAAATCAAAATTGGAGCAAGTTGAGAATGAGTTCAACAAGTCAAAACAGTATTTGAATGACCGACTTATTCAAATTGCTCAGGACAATCTTAATACCAGTCATGCTATTATGACTAGGATTGAGAAAGAAGTCAAAACTTTAGAAAGAAGCATTCAAACATCATATTCTCAATTGAGAATTGGTACAAGCAATATTCTTTCTGGTGTTATGGATATGCCCGACAATTTGTATCGTGGTGGTCGATTGAAAGGAGAAACCTTTAAAGTTTATAACCGTGAGGTTATGGCTCGTCATCTCTATAATACGGAAAGTATTACCTATATTGATGATAAGATAAAACTTGTCCCTGGAAAACAATATACATTTTCATTTTATGCAAAAATAGAGAAAGAAAATGAACTTACCACATTGTCTCTTCCAGAGATTCAATCAAGTACACCAATAGTATACTCAGAAGGTGTTAATGGTCCATACACTAACGGATGGCAACTTAGTTCTGGCGGTTGGAATAGATTTAGTTTAACATTTACGGCATCTGATCATTATATCAATCATCCTTTAAGAATACAGTTAAATCTAAAAGGAACTACTTCGGTATATACCGCTGCTTGGCAGTTGGAAGAATCAAATATTCTATCTGACTGGCATCCTAATACTGCTGAGATTGAGCAAAACTTGGCTAAGTATAAAGAAGGTATTGACGGTAGATTGACGCTTTTGCAAAGAACTTTAGGAGATCTTCAAGGCAACCTACAACAAGTTACTACTAAGATCGAAGAAGTTCCTGGTAAAATAAATCTTCAAGTAAGCACTGCTAAAACGGAGTTGAAACAATATACTGATAGTCAAATCCAAGTTTCTGAGAATCGAATACAAAGTACTGTTACGAGTAATATTAATGGTATATTATCAAGCAGTGTAACTCAGACATCGGGTATTATTCGTCAAGCAATTACTAGTGCTAATGATGCGACTAAAAGCTATGCACAGTCTATTGTCCAACAAGAAGCTGCTGCAAGAACGTCTAGTATTTCCCAAATCAATAACACGTTGTCTAGCTACAATACTGTTAAAGAACATGTCGACTTGTTTAGTAGGACTCTTGGGAGAACTGAGGGCGATATGTCGACGAACATAGCAAATATGCTTATGACTAATGACAGGTTTCAGACTATGATAACGGATGTCGATGTTCGTAGTCATAATCTAATATTGGATTCTGATACTTTTAGAACGGCTAAGCCCATTAATAGCGGATCGAATTTATATTTAAGTCCTATACCTGGTGAATATAGCGATAGAGATTTTACTATTCGAGGTTTAAATTCGAATAACCGTTGGGGAGGAGTAGGACTTTATTTGCAAGATGGAGTTACTACTTTTCAAAAAGGTGAAAAATATACTCTTAGGTTTCATATATGGTATATGGAATATTATAGAGGCGAAACCGAATTCGCCATTCAATTAAAGAACCACAAAACCCAAGAATATTGTACTATATATCATTACGGAAAAGATAATAATCCATTTATAAGTACCGGTACAACTAAAACAATAACATTCGAAATCCCTCGGACGTTTAATACATGGTCGGATAATACTGGACTTCCACCATTATATATTTGGGTTCATGGTAGGGGTAGATTTGATATAAGTAAATTGATGCTTGTTAAGGGTGATAAGATCTCTAAAGAATATTATCCTAATAATGCTAAATCAATGACTAGCGTCATAAGACAAACGAGTAGTCAATATGCGGTTAATATTTTGTCCGGACCAGGTAAACTGGTTACCGAGATAAATGCTAACCCCGAAGGAGTTCGTATCCAAGGTAAGTCTATTGAACTCGATGGACAGGCATTAATTCACAATGCTGTTATCAAGAATGGCATGATTGCTGATGCGGCTATTGATCGCGCAAAAATAGCAAATGCATCCATCGTAGACTCTCATATCGTCAACCTTAATGCTAATAAAATAACCGGTCTAGAAGCTGAGTTTAATAAAATCAAATCGAAAGTTGGATTTTTTGATATAGTGTTTACTCAAGGTGTTAATATCGGTCGAAGCATGCTCCGTTTTTCTAATGGATATTTATCTATAACTCGAGAAGGTGGCAACACGACAGATGTTACTATAAGATCTAATGGACGATATTCGGGACCAGCTCAATTTAATGGTCGTGTTACTAATAGTACAGATTACGTTCCCGTAATGACAAATTTGTACCAAGATTATCCATTAAGCCCCGTATCTAATAGAAAAAGAGATATTGGGATTTATGGAGTTCGGGCGTTATTCTTAATGACATTCAGTGGACAAACAAATGAATATGGATCTAGTGGTTGGCTATACGTTAACGATGGATCTAACCAAAACCATACCTGGTATATTCCTATGAAGAAAGCTCGAACTCAGATTAACTGGCACTCAGGATTTGATTCGTAATGGAGGTAATATGGAAGAAAATCAACAACCACAACAAAACGAAGATCACTTAGTTCTCGAAAAAGTATTTCAAGAAATGAAAGCTACTATCGGAGAACAAACTGTTCAAATTATTGAGCTCCAAACTCGTTTAAAAATGAAAACGGATGAGCTTAACCAATGTAAACTCGAGCGAGACTTACTTGCTCATCAAGAAGAATTAAAGAAAGGACTAGATCATGAGTAGATTTAGAATTCGTTCATCATATCCAATTTACAACGCACAAGGAGTTGCGGAAAAGACATTGTTTGAGTTATACACAGACTCACCAACAAATATCCTAACCATTCATTTAGAAGGTTTACATAATGTGGACTCAACAAATGAGCAGGATTATGTTAAAAAATGTCTTGTGGCTTGGCATAAAGAGTACTTTGCAGAAATCGAATTCACAGAGACAACTAAGAAAGTTGACGAATTGGATAAGGTTATGGAACGTACTCAACAAGAAGACAAACGTCGTGATGACTTTATTGACGCGATGGTAATGCATACAATTATGTCTGGAGCTATTGTGTACGGTGTTGTTTATAATAAGCTTGCAGGTCTTCTACCAAAAGCAGAAGTGGGAAAAACATATCAAGCAAATGAAATTATTGTTATTGAAGATCCTACACATGTTGAAACTCAAGGCGAAGGTAAACTTGTATTTGTGCAATTTAATAAAGAATTCAAATACAATGGTGAACCTGTAGCCGACTTTGTTACTAAAGGTCGTCTTGAAATGAATGGTGTAGGTGTTGCTTACCCATTATCTTCAGGATTGCCTCAATAGAAAGGATAATTATGACAGTAGATGTATCTAAAATCATCGCATGGTACGATGTTCGTATCGGCGAGAACTTGAGACTCACTGATGAGCAAGCATTCAAAATGGCGGCAAAATACGGTGGGCTAACTGATCCGGAATTCGAATTTCAAATTGCAGAGGACGTAGTTGCTTGGTTGGAAGACAATGATTTCCGCGAAGTAACTGACGAACGAAAATTCGGAGATGTCTTGATTGTAAATGACGGTCTGTTTATCGGGATTGTTGGGAATGCTGAAGGCGAAATCTTCTTCTCAAATGAATTGCAAATTGTCCGTCATATGGAATCCGACGTATTCAAAGAAGGTGAACACGTTATTGTGTGTCGCTATAATGGCGATGTTACCCTACCGAATCCTGCTGTAAAAGATATTGCTCGAATTAAATTCGAGGAAGAGTCTCTTGAAGCGTAGGGATTTTTGTGTTTACTTTGCGGGGTTTGTGATGATTGTCATAGACCTCGCTTTATTTATTGGGATACTTCTTATTTTAAAAGAGTTATTGTCTTTGAGGGTAGAGTATTATAACACTTTGAAAGTATTAAGTGAACTCAATAAACATATTAACTATCCAGGAGGGTAATATGAGTTATATTTCAATGTCTTCTTCGGAGGATGTTATTGAACATTATGGAATTAAGGGAATGCGATGGGGTATTAAGAGTCGTAGCCCAATACATGAATTAAATAGGAGAAAATAAATGATTATTATTTCAGAAAACGAACTTATTCATACAGATAACTTTTCCGATGTTATAGAACACCACGGAGTTAAAGGAATGAAGTGGGGTCAACGTATGAAACGTTGGGGATCTGCTTATGGTGGGATGGCAAAACGCAAATTACTTCATCCTAATTTCTATGCCGTTGCACGTCGTAAGACTCGCGGTATGACTGGTAGTCCATTGAGTGCTACATCTAGACACATGGAGTATACAAACCGAGTGGTCGATGACATGGTTAAAGCTAATAAGCAATATAAATCGGACAAGCGTAAAGCCTTAGACAAACACTCCGATGGCGATGATAAGATCTTTAAAAAATATGGACATGATGCGTTCTTCTCTAAACGTGATAAGAAAGGTGGAGAGTCCAGACAAGATTATCGAGTTCGTAAAGGAGAAGCTCAGAAGAAAATTGCAAATGCATACGTCGGTCTAAACACTCGTTATAAGAACGATATCAACAAAGCCAAAGCAACTCGTGCTAAAGCATATGTTAATTCTGGTGGCAAATTTTAATTAAAGTGGGGTGTAAATATGAACTACATTTCAATGTCTTCTTCGGAGGACGTAATCGAACACCACGGAGTCAAGGGCATGAAGTGGGGTCGTAGAATGGCTAAGCGTGTTAAATCGTGGATGGATAAAGAAAACTCTAAATACTACAATAGTCATAAACACTTACTTCTTGACTACAATTATCAAAAGAAACATAATTCTGTTGAATGGGGCGCTGTTCAAAGGCATACTGGAGCAAAGATAAAGTCGTTCACTCCTCCGTCTAAAGAAATTCTTCAACGTCAAAAAGCAGAATATGAGAAACTTAGGGCAATGAAAAAAGAAATTAATGACCTTAATATTGAGCGTCTTGCATTTTTTCAAAATAGGAATCGAGATCGTGTTAAGAAAGAGCATATTGCTGAATATGATGAGATGGATAAGATTTTAAAATCTTATAACAGACCTCATAATGACGGTCCTCGATTAGAACGATGGGATAGAGCTTATGATCGTCAAGTCGAATTAACGAAAATTGGTGTCGATCATCAATATCGAAAAGCTAGAAAAGCTTATAATGATTATATCAACAAATAGAAAACGCGGAGTCTACATGGCTCCGTCTTTTTTGAATTTCCAAAAAATTCCCCGGGAGTGATTTTCAGATCAAATTCGCAATATTTACATATCCTATAATGAAAGGAGGTAAAATACTATGGATAACAATGAAGGTTTATTCGGATTGTTGAACTACGAAAACACTCCACTAGAATATAACGATAGTGATACTTTTGGTAAAGCTATGGCTAAAGGTTCTGGAAGAGCGTTTATTGATTGTTCAGCAATATTCGGAGCATTTTGTCTTATTGCGTCTGGAGTTAATTTTATCAAATTAATCAAGAAATAAGAATTATAGGAGGACATTATACAATACTCCTCTTTTTTCGCATTAATTACAAGTCCTATAATGAAAGAATATTTATTATAGGAGGACATCACTATGTCACACGAACAAAAATTTGCAGTTAATATGAATCAAATTGCTATGATTAAATTAGCATTATATTTGGACGACAATGAAATGAGTAAAATGATTAGTCTTGGACAAGACTACACATTGGTTAATTCAAAAGCCAATATGTATATTGTTGAGTACTATAAGAATCTACTCAAAAGATTGGAGAATGAATTAAAAGCTATTTTAGAATCTATAGACGCAAAAGAACTTTATATTAGATCTGCTTTAGCTCGTAAAACATACGATATGTTGGAAAATATTTTAAATGACGAAAAGTTGGGATTTGTAAAAATCAGTGAAATTGAAGATGAAGAAGTTAAGAACTTAATAACTAGAATTAGTAACAGACAAAAAGAAATGGAGTCTGAAACTGAGGAAATTATTAGATTCTTTCTAACATTACAATAACACTGAGGGATTACATATCCCTTCTTTTTTCGCAGAAATTACATATGCTATAATGAAAAGGGCGTAGCTCAGTTGGGAGAGCAGCCGTACTGCGAGATGCGTACGGAGGGTCGCGGGTTCAAATCCATGCCACCTTTTCAAGATATAAAATAGGTACTTTGTTAGCATACGTAAGACCGGGTGCGATTCCAGGCGGTTAAACAGGGAGTTAAAACTCTATACGCCTATTTTTTTTTTTTTCGAAATCATTTAAAGGAGGTTTGCTATGCCTGTTAGCAAGAAAAGAAAAACGATAAAGAAGACTGGACGGAAATTTGGTGTTACTAAGAGAATTCCAAACGTCCAGTCTCTTCTTTTTAAATACATCCACGCATATTTCGATGAGAGTATATCCGAGTATGTTGTGTATGTTAATTTGGTATGTGACGACGTACCTGTAATTATGTCTGGATTTATTGACCCGGATAAGAGTTATTTTGAAGGTATCCGATTGCATAATCCCAAACCCAAGAAAGGTCATACTGCACAAACAGTATATATCTCGAAGAAAGATGCGCCTATGTTCTTTGCGACAATTAAGGCGTATTCGCATACAGTGGCAGATCTTTTGGACGAGGGTGAGAAAGTGCCGTTGTTGGATATCAATAATGGAGGTAAGTATTTTCCTGATAAACTTATAGAGGACTATAGGGTTCTTAAGTAATCGCAATATTTCCATTAATAATGAAATATTTGGTATTATTAGAGATTTAGAGGATAATTGTCCATTCGATAGAAAAGCGAGAATTAGACTTACTAAAACAGTTAATATGCTAAATAATTTAACTACTAGATTGGATTAATGTTGGACTCTATTGATAGAAATAAGTCTATAGATTATATTGTGGATATACTGTATGTTATTCATCTTGGATTAAAACTAGATTGGAGCATTTTAAGATTATATCATTAATTATAGTTGGGATTAAAAATCCCTTCTTTTTTTTTTGAATTTCGCAGAAATTACACGTTGTATAATGAAAGAAACTAAAGGAGGAAACAACTATGAACAAAGGATTTATGGGTCTTATTAACTTTGAAGGGACACCATTGGAATACAATTCCGATAAGGACAACCTAGCTGTAGGTTTACTTAAAGGAGCTGGCCAAGGTGCCATCGAAGGATTGTTGGCAGTAGGTACTGTTGTTGTAACAGTTGCGTTATTCACTAGTAAAAAATAAAGAGGGATCTTAGGATCCTTTCTTTTTTGTTTTAGTCAAGCCATTCATAATAATTATTTTAAGGAGGATCCTCATTTATTGTCAGTCACAATGAATGGTTTGATTAAGCCAAATTAAAGGAGGTATATAATATGGCTATTATTTTATTGGTGTCGGCATACATGTGTGCGGATATTGTGTCTATTTTACGTGATAAAAAGGAGGAAAAGAAATGACTACACCAATTAATTTCATTACAGCACCAGAAATCGCATCTAAATATAAGGGCGATATTGGAATATCAGTTGCTATCAAAGCAGCCATTGTGGATTATCCAAGACTCACAGACCCTGTGGATAAAGCAGCTACAACGCTATTAATCACTCAATATGACAATATTTTCACATTTGAAAGTAAAGCTATCGAAGAGGATCTTAAATATTTGAGAGACTATTTCAAATCAAAATTCGCATTAGATGTTGTGAATGACACGATATATGCAATGAAAGACAATGACAAAGTAACGGAACGGTTACAGAAAATTGCAAATATGAATAAGTGAGGTAGAAAAATGAGCGAAGTAAAATTCCATACAAAACCAACACAAGTGAATCGTAAAAATCCTGTATTAATTCTAAATTATCCGAATATAGTAAAAGCATGGTTGTATGAATTGAATAACGGTTATAATGTTATATTTCGTGTATTTACCAAAACAAGATCTGAGGCGGTTATTGCTTATTTGGATTATTATAATGATGAGATTTGTATACTAGATTTTACTAAAACGGATATTCATACCAAACAAGAACTCGTAGATTTTGTAAAAAACTACAACAAAATGACAACGTTGGATATGCTTAAACTTCAACAACAAGTATTAAAGAAAGAGTTACTTGAAGTTAAACATAATAGCCCATCGTAACACGCAGCTTTTACATATCCTATAATGAAAGAATATTTATTATAGGAGGAACATACCATGTTCAGAAGAATTATCAGAGAAATTGGATTTCGTACACTTGCGTTGTATGCTGTGCTCGAAGAAGCTTACGTAGAGAAGCTTGAAAAGCAAGGGTATATTTCGGAAGATAGCGAATACCATAAACGACGACTAATTACTGTTCAAAAGGTATTAAACAAGCTTAGAAATGAAGGCTTTTAAAAGGAGGATAAAAATGAAAACTATCTTAGATATTTTCAAAGCATTGTTTGGAATGCTCTTCGTGAATATTATCGCGGGACTATTCAACTTTGTTGGAAAATTATTTAAATAGAGGATTTAATTATCCTCTTCTTTTTTCAAATTTAGAAAGGAACTTACTATGAAATACAACTACAACCAAATCACAATGATCTACCATCGCAAACCAATTCCTGTAAAGCCTATCAAAAAGGCGGTCATTAAACTTGGCTGGAAGCACGGACTTATTGCTGGGGTTATCGTTGGAGCATATCTTGCGTTGAAACAAAAGAAAGAAGGTAAATAATATGTTGGAAGTTAAAACAGACTTTTTAGAAAAAGAACTTAATGTTATCAAACACGTTGATGAGCACTATGGGGAAGATTTGGCTATGATTGACTCAGCAGAAGAGTTGGGCCAAAAGATTGTGAAATCGGCAGTTTACCTTAGCATGGCTAGTTTTATTATTTGCGGGATTGGTGTTTTAACCAGAGGTCTTGCACACAAAGCAGCGAAAGAAGTATATCACAATATGGACAATGACCAAGAACTGCAAGAATTATTTAAGGAGCTTGATGATGCAAGAAATGAACTATATTCTTAATAATGACAGGGTTAAAACTCGGTCAACGTTTTTGACTTGGTTATTTTTCAATAAATCAACGCGCAAGCTATGCTTAAGCAGTATCGAAACATTACGCGAAGATCTTGACAAGCTTGTATATTTACAAGAAAAAGCAGATGCCGCTCGTGATTTGAATTCGTTTTTAAGAATAGCCGACGTGGTTTACGGTATGACAACCCTATGGAACCTTATAGTTAAGTATGGGTATTGTAATCGTAGACTTACTTATAAAGAAATCTTGGATCTCAAAGTGATAATGAAAGTAATTGAAAAAATGATTAGTGAGGTAGTATAATGTTTAAAAAGTTATTTGAAATTGAGAAAGTTGAATTCGCAGACAAAGATATGCAGGAAGCATATTATCGTGGACAAGTGGATGGTCGTACTCAGGAGCAAATCAATGGCGCTATCGGTATTTTCCTAACAGGAACTGCTACGGCAATTGCTTATTTGCTTATGGGACGTCGTAACACACGATACAATCGTTCCCTAAACGAAGTTATTTCTGAAGAAGGGAAACTAGGTGAGTCTATGTTTCTCAAGGATCAAAACGACGAATTGCGAGAAATGTTTGGAGATGAATAATGGCTAAAATAGATCGAGTTATCATTGAAGTTAATGATAAGGTATATTCGTTCTTAAATCCTACATTTTGGGATGAGACTGAGTACTATTACAATGTAAATCGCCCAATGCCAATTACTAAACTGTCGGTAATCATTCCTTATAATAAGAATTTTGTTAACGATGTCTTAGATAAATCTTGTGTAAATTTTAGAGCAATTAAAAAATCAACATGTACATTGGTACTACAAGGAGAATCATTAGTTAATGTATTTTTTATGCGCGGCATAAAAATGGATAGCCGTATTATAATTATTAACTTAGAAGCTCCATATATTGTGAAGGGGAGTTAAAATGATAGGAAGACTTATAATTGAATTCGAAGATAAGGTTTATTCTGTGATTATAGATTCGTATGAAATAAATACTTATATTACTTCTAATGATAGTGACAAAGTTAAAATTTGTTTTATAGACAATCCTATAATTAAATCATTTCATTGGTGGTATAAGCTTTCGGGAGTATTTATCAAGAAACCCTATATAATTGTGGATTTTCTGGATAAACCACATATTTTAGTAAGTATTAGGAAAGAGAAACATGACGGATTCGATACCCCAATCTATATTTTAATCCTGAAACCCTTACTAGAACCCCCAATGCTGCCGCCAGCTCGATTTGAGCCGATAAGCAGCGTATATTCTCCGCAGGAATTCCCTATGCTATAATGAAAGGAAGGTAAATTATATGAGAAAAATTATGATGGCTATATTATACGACGGTCTTGACATGCAGATTGAAGAGATCAAAATTCAAATGGCACTATCTGAGGATAACGCAGAGATCATGGACTTGAATCTCAAGCTTGCTAAACTTGTTGCTGTGAAAAATGAACAGCAAAAGTATAAAGTGAAGCCGGAACAATTGTTCCAGGCTCTTGTGAATATCTTGGGACTAGCTGCTGTATTGAATTTCGAACAATTCAATATAATTTCAAGCAAGATGTGGTCGATTGTATCGAATCGATTTTTCAAATAAAGGGATTAACTTATCCCTTTCTTTTTTGTGAGGAGGTATAAATGGGCGAACAAGCAAGAATGTGAAATATCCTGAGGGACATAATCAATTCCAAGTTTCTATGTCATACACAGACTATGATCATGCGATGTCAGATTATAAACGATATTCTAGTATGTCCGACTCTATTCATAAAATTGAACCAGAAATGCTATGCGATGAATTGAATATTTTCAAAGCAGGTATAATCACATTTGTGACCGCTCTACAATACGATATTAGGAATGATCGATGGAATTTTAATGTGTTTGGATACGGTGTTTACAACGGAGAACTAACAACAAAAGAAATTGTTAGAAATTATTATTTATATACGGAGGAGAGATAAAAATGGGAGAACCAATTTATAATGTGGATGGACAATTAAGTCCGAATGACGAAAATGCTTTCATTTTGAGAATTGAAACGAGCAACCTTAACATTATTAAAGATTCGATTAAAAGATATCGAACTATTAGGAATAATGTTGAACTTCTAGAAACAAAATATTTTCTAGAAGCTGTGGATGAGTATCCGGATACTTTCCTTATTATCGATATTGATCCTATTGTGTTTGATGACAAGAAGAATCTATATTTCATCACATTATATTGTTATGGTAATGATGAGTTGGATTCTAAGATGGACATGCTTAAAAGATTCTTTGAGAATTTTTATGGAAGGAGAAATCGATGAAAGAAAAGCTTGTTGAATTAATTAACCACAATTTATCAGATTTACTTTTGATGATTGCCCTGACATTTATTTTTATAGCTATCGAGTTATGCTGTTTAGCACTTATTGTTAATTTGACAGTTACTATGGGCTTTCTAGGATTCTTAATGGCGGCTTGTTTAATGCTGTTCGTTCTTTTTATATACTTATTTATTATAGTAAGTATATATGAATATTTATAAAGGAGGTAAGTGATGACTAACTACAGACCAATTGTAAAGACTTCGGGAGAATTCAAACAGACGGTTATCGATATGGTACGCGCAATGCCGTTAGATGATTTTCTGTTAATTCCACAGGCCGAACTTGACAAATACATTTCCGCTTGGACAGAACCCGACGCTAATGGGGTTGTTCCTGCAAACGAGGAGTATAAACAGTACTTCCAATTCATTATGACAATTCCTCAGGACATGCAAATCTTAGATATGGATTTATATTACTTCCGTATCGCTCGTAAGATTATTGGAAACATGATGATTGCGCTGCTGGAGTCCCAATATTACAATAAAGTATTTGGTTATGAAGATATCAACTATGAAAACTACCAGTTGCTTTATGAACTAATCCAGGAAACCGGCGATAAAATCGAGGATAATCCCGACAATCGTAGAGCATATATGAGTGCACAAGAACTAAAAATGGAATTTAACAAATATTACGAAGACGTGTTAAACAATAACACAAACAGTGAGGGCTGAACAGATGAGGCATACGGGACAATATACCCTCATATTGTCTAGGGACGATTTTTACGACGCGGTTGTTGGTAACTTGCGTAATCTTCCATTACAAGAGATATTTTGTATAGAGGATTGGTATATTGATCGTCTTATTAAAAGCTGGACGAGGGTTAAATTTGATGAGGAGTACAAAAAGTATATCTTTGGATTACTTATGGTATCCGATAAAGTTGGTAAACTTGATAGTGAGTTATGTATCTGGAATATTACTAGAAGTTTGGTTGATGAGTTGATCATATGTCTCGCCGAAGGATTTTATTACGATAATTTCCAAACAACTATTGGTGAGAATTTAATGATTCAACCATTTGAACGTTATCCATATCCACCAATTGATGATGAGCAGATAAAATACTTTCTGGATATAATAGATACTATTTATGGACGAGTTGAAGTTGGTACATGGGACACTTTAACATGGCTTAGAAATACTTTAGGAGAAGACTATTTAGCATGAAACACTACATTCATATCACAATGTCAGACGATGACATGCAGAATTTAGCAGAGCAATTCAAATATTGTGACAAGGAATTGGAAATTGAAATTCCAAACACACACTACCTAATTCATTTAAGAAGGGATGATGCTGATGAATAAATTTCCATATAATCCAAAGAAATATGTTGAAGCACTCGCTAAAGCTGCTGCAGTATATTCAAAAGAATTATACCATTACGAATTCCATCGTCCGAGATATTCTTACGCTATGACTTTAGAGAAAGCTGGCGTTAAGAAATTCTGTAAATATAAGGTCAATGAAATTTATAGACTGATCAACGATATTCGTACGAAGAAAAATCTACCAGAGGTTCCGTTATTTTCTGGAGAGACTTTATGTACCGAAGGATTGTAATTAGAAAAAAATAGTGAGGTAAAAATATGAGCGAAGTAACATATCCACGTTTTGTTGAAATCGATAGAAATGGTATTTTTCAAAAGGTGTTCGAAACATCTAATGGGAATGAAGAGTTCTGCATGCCCACAGGTAGAGAATTACAAGAAGGACCTGATATGATGGATCACTGGATTGAATATGAGGACAGTAACGGAGATCTTCATTATGGTAGATAATCCGCAGAATTTACATATCCTATAATGAAACAAAATAAAATTAAAGGAGGACATTATCATGTCAGAAAACGTTTCAAAAATTGAAGAAGTTAAGGAAGAACTTAACGAGGTTACTGAAAACTTGGCGACACAAGTTGAGGACACACCACAAACTCAAGTGGCTAAAGAACTGACTACTAAGGAAAAGGTTGTACAAACAATCGTTGCCGTTAGACCAGTTGTTAAGCGTCTCTTGATCATCACTGGTGTTGTAGCCGCTGGCGGAATTGCTGCCAAAGTGATTAGCAACCATGTTAAGAAATCTTCTGAAGCATCGGAAAATGGAGAAGTGTTGGAAGGTGATTTTACACTACCTGAAGACTAAGTTTCACTAGAATACTGAGAATTACTCTCGGTATTCTTTTTTGTATCTATATTTAAAGGAGGAAACCCGGTGAAAGCTTTACTAGGGCTATTATTCATTGTTGGTGTATCATTTGCTACGTATATGATGATTTACTTAGCATTGATCTACGTATTCCATTTGGACGCTTTATTGGCAACTCTTATTCCTGCAGGTTCAGTAGGATTATTGACATATTCATGGGGGTATACAAATAATGAAAAGCCGGATTAAATAAATTATGGCACTATGTTTAGAAGATTACGGTGCAGTTAAGGTTGATAGTTTGACTCGAGGAACATGTATGTTCTATATTCCCCTAGATGGACCTAGAGATGTTCTATTAGCTGACTTGGCTACCGAAATAAACGTTTACCGTGACGTTGCGTCATATAAAGGTGAGCAATATTACATCGATGGTGTAACAAAACGAATGAATCCAGCTAATGCTAGTTGGATTGCAGAGATAGAAGGAAGGAAACTATGACAAAACAAACAACGGATTACAACAAAGTACCTCGTAAAACAAATGCTTTAGAAGAAGCAAATGAGTTACTTGACAAGCACGTACAGCCAGTCGCAAAGGGTCGTGTGAAAAAGCCCGGGGTTGGAAAATGGCTCGGAAATGTGTTTTTCGGAGAAGAAGGATTCCGTGGCTGGTCATCGCATATGTTCTATGAAGTAGTTGTGCCAAGTCTGCAAAATGGACTTGCGGATATGGCAACTACGGCTGTGCAGCGTGCTATTTTTGGACAGGACTATATTCATGCTCGTAGGAATTCTTCGGGGTACTGGGGGCGTGGCGTAACAAATGTTACACGAATGGACGCACATCGAAATGACTACACTCAGTCATATGCAAAACGTAACAGACGTACATCGAACTACGTGGAAGAAATCATTTTCGAGACACGTCAAGATGCGCAAGAAGTGTTCAATATTATGCTCGCAAATCTTGACGCATATGGTATTGTGACTGTTGGGGATTTCTATGAACTATCAGACCAACCGGCCAAATTTACCGACCAATCATTTGGTTGGACAATTAACGCTGGAGGTCAAGGACTTGCTGGAGCACGTATCGTAGCTGCTCGTGGAGGTGGATTTAAAATCAACTTCCCACAACCTGTTGAGGTTTAATTAAAATATTGGAGGAAATTAAAATGGAAAAATCATTATTAATGTTAGGTATTGATCTAGATGGCGATATGGTATACACCGTAGATAAAAACGGAAACGAAACAGCTGCCCCACAATGGGTTAATGTAATTGAAGAATTTGCGAAAGGATGTAACTAAAATGAAAAAATCACTTGGAACTCTTGTACTACTTTGCACACCACCTGTTGGATGGATTATCCTTGCCATTATCTGGCTAACTAATAAGAAATAGGAGGAATTTATGAAAGACATTCGTATTTATCCACGTATTCCTGGTGTAAAACCTATGATTTTCCATGACGTAGAAAACGTTAGACTTGAGAAGGATGGTCAAAACTGGGTTTTAGAATTTGATCATATTGATTATGTTCGTAAGGATGAGGCTGTAAAAGCACATTCTGCATTCTCAAGCGAAAGCGCTATGGCGTACACGTTTTTGTATGAAAAAAATCACACCTCGTCCGTTTACTTTTAAATCTAAAAAAGGAGAAAAATAATGAAATTACCTAAATTACCAAATTTACAAACTATCAAATCTACAGCTAAATCCGCTATTGTCACCACAAAAATCCTCGGTAAGAAATATGCACCAGTCGTATTACTTGGTGTTGGTCTTGTCGGTTATGGTTATTCTGTGTATGCCGGAATCAAATCTGGTAAGAAACTTGAAGCTACAAAAGCTAAATATGAAGCTAAGGATGCTGCTGGAGAAGAATACACTCGTTTCGAAGTTGTAAAAGACGTGGCTAAAGATGTTGCTGTACCAGTCGCTGTCGCTACCGCATCCACTGCTGCTATCGTATTAGGATTCTCTATCCAAACAAATCGTCTTAAAGCTGTTTCTGCTGCACTTGCTATGGTTACCAAAGAACATGCCCGCTACCGTCTCCGTGCCAAAGAAGTTCTTGATGAAGCTACATTCAAGAAAATCGATGCTCCTATGGAAACCAAAACTGTCGAATTAGACGGTAAAGAAGTTGAAGTTGAGTCAATCGTTCCTAACGAAGGCGATTTCTATGGACAATGGTTCAAATATTCTTCAAACTATGCTTCCGACAATCCAGATTATAACGAAAGTTATATTAAAGAAGCAGACAAATATCTAACGGATCGAATGATGAAAAAAGGGGTCTTAACGTTTGGCGAGGTCCTAGAAGAACTTGGATTTGACGTTCCTCGTGCTGCTCTTCCGTTCGGATGGACTGACACTGATTCATTCTACATTGAGTGGGATGCTCATGAAGTATTCGATGAAGAAAAACAAGAATACGATTTGCAATTCTACGTACGCTGGAAAACTCCTCGTAACTTGTACGCTACCACATCGATCAAAGATTTCGTGCCTAAGAAAACTAGAAAGGAATTGAACTAACATGAACACACCTGTCAAAGTTATTTTAGCATTGGTAGGGACTGCGGGTGCTGGATATGGCGCCTACCGTCTCTATAAATGGTGGAAAGAAGAAGACAAATTAGAAGAAGAAGGTTTGTCTTATGAAGAACTAGTTGCCGCTAAGGAAGCTGCTGACACACAAAAGAAGATTGATGAAGATGCAGCACGTCAAGAAGAATTTGCGGAGCATCTACGTGAATTGGATGGGTTACCAAACGATGGTCACGATTGGTATAAAACCGAAGATGGTCAATATATTCGTCGTGACCTTACGCCATTCGAGAAGAAAAATGGTGCGGACTACAACCCTCTCGAAGAGGAATTTGTCAGTGAAGAAGACAAAGATGGAAATGTATACGAATACATTCAAAAATATCAGGAAGGAAGTAAGCTGTTAAATCACCGTGATGATACATACACCGCAAGCGATATTGTCAACGTCACTCGCGAAATGACAGCTCAAATCAGAGAATTGAAACGTCAAGAAATGGAACACGACCGTCAAATTTATGACCCTAATACACAAGAAGGATATGACTACTACCGTGCGCTTGTCATGGAACGCTTCAGTATCATGGATCCAGAAACTCGTGACAAACTTGCTATCTTATTCTCATGGGAATATATTCCTACTCGTGAAAACATTGGCGACTGGAATATCCGTGAAGACATCGTACGTGACAGAACCGAACACTTTGGTTTCGGAACTGTATATTCGGACTGGGCATCTATTGGAGAAATGATTATTTACTTCTCTAGTCGCTTGTCAAGTTCTACTGGCTATGGTACTACGGAACAATTCGCCGATTGGATTGTGGATACTTTGGGATTGGATTTGGAGTCTGATCAAGATCCAGTTATCCATGATACCATTGTATCATTTGTAGAAGGTCATCGTCTTGGCAAAGAAAATGTGGATAACACTTATGGTTTATTCCATTTGCCTAAGAACGAATATGTCGATGCTGACACATTGTGGCACGAGCACAACCATGCTATTTCGCTTATTCTAGATGAGCGTTTGCAGCCTGTATTTAGAATTTCTGATGAGTTAACAGAGGAGTAATCCAATGATTAAGAGAATTAAAGAGTGGGATATTACGATTAAGTGTGTGGTATTGTTATTTCTATTGCGAAACATGATACTACACCCTGTGATTCGTAATGAGGCAGAGGAGTATTTGGAGTCTCATCGTATTTTACTTTCCTATTGGAAAGAAGAAACTGATGGACCTTGGTATAAAGAAGCTACTTATTTTGATAACTCATACGATTATGAGAGCGCATATCTTGGAAGCGACCAATGGGAAGTAATTCAATACGATTGTTTTAAAAACTCTTGTTACCATGTTTCAGGTACACGAATAGACATACTTTTAAATCCTACGGCTAGAATCCGTAAAGTTGGTGATGACTCTGCTGGTCAGGTGTTTATCATTATTCGTATGACTAAGGAATCCATTCCATATATTTGTGTCTTACCAAAAGATCCTGCATTTCGTAATGCGCTTGTTAATCGAATTCAAAAATGTGCGATTAATGGTGATCGTAATACTTTGATTAAATTAATCAATATGAATTGCGAAACATACAAAATGTTGTCCGGGAATAAAGAACATAGAATGTTTGAAATGTGGACCTTTGGACGTCAAAATTATATCAAAGGTGTTGTTAATGATGGCTTATATATTTATAAGTATGGAGAGGATTGGGTGCGCCAACATGTTCAAAAGACTGTTTAACTTCTTCTTTCGATACGAACAAGGTCTGAAAAAATCCGCGGTTCGAATTCATCATGAGAATTTCAGAAAAGAAACTGAGTTCACAAATGTGTTAATTAAATGGGCTGATATTTATAATGGGGTGATGCTAAAACACAATCAGAAAATCCCTCACCCTTATTTGAATATCTTCATATCAACGGAATACAATTGCTTTAGGAGTTATTCATTAAAGAATGGGGGATACTATCCTTTCGCAATAATATCCGAGCGTCCTAATGACTTACGAGTCCTTATATTTTGCGATGCGATTGAATTACACAAATTCTGTGATGCGATGATGGATCCAGATTTATGCTATGACGTATATATGGGAGAATCTATATCTAAAGGTCTATTCAAAGTCTTTAGATTTAAACTTGATGATACTCATTTTGTATGTGAGGATTTGCATACAACAATATATGTCGAAGGTAACGATTTTCTTAGATGCATGTTTGGGGAAATTCCATTTACAGCACACAAACCAACTGCAGATGAGTTATTTTTAGTTGACTACTTCACTCTATCCGGAATGAAAGAAGAAAACTATTTTAACTATGAAAGACGACATATGCCCGATTATATTGAGGATTACAAAAATAGAATTAATGAGGTAAAAGTAAAATGAAAGAATTGAAATTTGACATCACACGTGTTCCTGTATTGAAATTGAAACATTTTGAATCACGAGCAGAAAAAATGGCAGAAATTGGTGTTGATGGATATGCCGCTACGGCCGAAGGTCAAATGAACACATGGGTTGATGGTGTAGTTCGTCTGTTAGCCAATGACGGATATGTTACGGTAGCAGATCTACGTAAGGCTGCCGGAATGGATGTGGACGTTTTCGATCATTTCGTTGGCTGGGATATTCGTGCCACTACATCCATTGAAATTAAAGAAAACCGTGTTGAATTTCCTCTCATTCTGATCAAAACCTTGGGTTGGCCTATTGATGTTAGATATTTTGATTGGTCTGTTCTTAACAAGGTCAAACACGAAAGTCTTGAATTGGATAATATTGAATACTTCAGTAAATATATTGAAGACCTGAAATCTTACTACCAATTCACTGATGAGCAAGTCAAGGAATTCTTAGCCGGTGAGAGATACTGGGAGGCATAAGAATGGGGGCACTATATTTAACACTAACAAAATCTTATAAAGCGGAAAATCCTATGGGCAGTGAAATCTTTCTAGATGTCAAAGACTTTCATTTAACAGATGATTTTCTGCATATCGAGCACCGCGTGTTGACTAAAGATTGTATGGTAGTCGAAATGACCACTACAATAGCTCGTCGCTATATTGTGGATATTCAGACATTTGTTAATGCTAGAGATCTAAACAATTACCTAGGACGTTATGATCATGTTTACACGCCATACTGGGGTAATCCAAATATTTCCTACGTTATTGAACGTGAATTTCAAGATGGTCCAGAAAGGTTCCATATTGACAACAATGTCGTTGATGTTGTAGAAGGCGAAGGTGAGTTGATTGTAACATACACTAGTGGTACGAAAATCAACTATCCAAAACACGAAGCTTTACGTTGGCGCGTGATTGACTACAAGAAAATGAGGTAACTCATGAGTGAATCATATAGTATAAAAAGTCATTCCGTTGGACCTACAAGAGGATTTGCGGTTCCATTCAAACAAGGCAATGGGGCGTTGTTAAAACGCCTTATTAACCAACGTTTTGTTAGATTTGGAGAGCCGACAAAAATCTCAGTAACATATCTTGATGATACTGACGAAGAGAAGACTACAGAATTCCACAATGTCAAAACAGTGGGATTTTGGGATGTGAGTCAGATGTTAGAGATAGCGTCTAAATTTGGATATGAGTCTATTGTATATAGAATTCATAAAGATGATATTATTAATATTGAGGAGAAGTGAAATGACAGAACAATTATATGATGTATTCGTTGAATTCAAGGATTCCGATAAATCACCTTATAGAAGTCAAAGTGCTATTGGTGCAGAAGTTGTTGGTTTAGCGATTGTAATTGAGAGTCGTTATAAACATGGTATTGGTAAGGTTATCTTTAGTCTTGATGAAATACATTCTTGTAGCGTATTTCCTGTGTTAAACGAGGGCAATCAATGAAACTTATAGAGAATAAACTAAAAGTTATCGATATTGATTATCATGATGACATTCTATACAGTCCAGGTCTATTCTTTGACGTAATCGAACATTATTTCGAAGACCAATTTCTGGTTATTAAATGGTATAAGAATTACGAAGATGGAAGCACTAGGGAAGTTATGACTTATATCCCAACGATAAACATATCTAAATTCAATGTTTATCTAGACGATACAGATTTCAAAGAGGAAAGAAGGTATAAAAATGACTAAAGTAAACCCACAAACAATGAAAACTCAGTACGACGGGCAGTATGACACGTTCTGTCGTAAAAATCACGACTATGGTAACTCATTTGAGGAGTCTTTGGACCAATTCGGAATTGTCGCTAGCATCGTCCGTATGAGCGATAAGATGAATCGTTTAGTGTCCCTCATGGACGAGTCTAAAACGCAGCAGGTGGGCTCTGAGAGCCTCCTAGACACCCTTGAGGACCTATCTAACTATGCTGCTATGACTGCGTGCTGGTTGAAGGGTGTTCGCGAAGAAGATGGTGAAACTTCATGTGGTCCTGATATGATTGACGTTATTAGATATAATGTCCAAGATGCGAAAAACGTTATGTCGCGTAGTGCTGAAATGGAAAAAGAGTTTAATAAACATATACCTAGTAAAGTAGAAAATATTGACCCTAGAAATTATGTACTTAATATGTTATCAAATATTTTTAGAGTTGTCCAAATGAAGATCGATAAAGATGAGATGCTTGTACCACTAGATATTTCCGACGAAGCAGGACTTATTGCTAAGGCTATTGTGGAATCACAAACCGAAGAAGAGGGTGGTGCAGTTATTAATAACTATATGTGCACTCGTAAAGACATTCCATATGAACTTAAGGACTGGGTTTATGGTGTTATTATGCGATATTTTTACTATCTTAAAAAAGAACGAAACGAAGATGGTGAAAATACCATTTATGCTGATAATAAACCGGTTGTGACTTATAAAGAGGACACATCTAAATACGAACCTGATGTTACTATTGGTAATGACGGGGAACTTACCGACGCTGTACGAGACGTCGTTACTATGCTGAAAGTAGTCTTTAAAATTCATTGCAAAATTGAAGAGTTCAAGATGACAGAGGAAGATTATAAAGAATTAGATCATATCACAAATCGTCTACGTTCTATGGTTAATGATGGAACTATTTCTAAAGAACTAATGTTACAATTGATCGATAAGCATTTGCTTTTAAATAAAGACGTACTAATTTTTCAATTATTTAATCCGGTCCGAGAGTTATTCAACTCTGAATTTTTAGAAAAGGCTAAGTCAATTCTCAACGACTTATTCGAAAACATCATCCTTTGTCGTGACCAAAATATCCCGTTACCTAAACGATTGGCTTATTGCTCCGAACGAGAAACTAAATATGACGATCTTGCCACTTTGGTTTTAGAGGGTCATATTAACTTTAGAGAGTTGGCGGGTATTATTAACGACTATCCTAATTTACGAGTTGCTGAGAAAAATCATCTTCTCGAATCCATTGTTGCATCTGCTTACAAAATCTCAGATGAACCCGAAAATGAAAAGCCCGAATTCTTAAATAAGAAGTTCTATATTCCAGATGAGATTCTAGAAGATCTTAATGAACCTGAAGAAGAACCCGAACGTAAACGTACTGTTCTTGGACTGATTTTCCCGTTTAGACTGTAGGAGGACGCTATGTCTATACTTAAAGATAGAAAATATATAGAAATCAAAAGTTTTGGCATAGTTGATAGTAAAGAATCTCATGCTCACGAACGAAATAAGAAGTCCATTCTTCTAAATAAAGTTATTTACGATAGCTCTGTAGTATATGATGAACCAGTAAAAATAATGGTTAAGTTTGTTGGCCCTGAAGGTAATATTTATGATTTAAGTTTTGGCGATGTTTATAGTATAGACTATTGGCCGAAAGATAAATATTTCGAAGTTCAAACATTCAAAAATGGTGAGTACATATACTATCAAATTCTGAAAGAAGATGTAATTGACGTTTTTGAGATTGGCGCAACATCAATTCGTGATCTATTTCCTATGTCAACACTAAAACCACTCCTAAAAGAAAATCTAAATAATCCTCATGGGGTTAGTGGATATAAACTTACTCGAGGTAATGGTAAATCCAGAGCTATATTGTCTAGGTTGACTGGTATGGATTGCTTTGATTTGGAGCCTGGTCATATTCCTGAGGTCTCTATGCCTCAGGAAGAACCTAAAAATATCTATGAGGAACTGGAGGAGTTGTTCGTTAAGCAAAACGAGCATATCAAAGTTCTTCTAACTAGTGGTGCTGGTAAGACTGATATTACCCCTCTGGCTATATTGGATTACAAATCCAAAACATCTGAAGCGGTCAATGGGTATGATCTCATGGTAGCTTTGGATTGTCTTATTCCTAATTTAAGTAAAGAAGCATTGGAACATTTTATTGATGTTGCAAATAATGTATTGAAACTGAAGGATTTTGATCATGAGTAAATTTTATAGCGGTGAGAGGTCTATACGAGGATATCTCAATGAAATTGAGAAGTACTACGAACTTATGAAGAAATCTAAAGATTTTGATCATTATTCACATTATCTGACCTTGGTGAAAAATCAAATTGAATTTCTTTCTCAATATATCTATGAAACGGATAAATTAGAAGAATTCAAACACTGTTTAGACCATACGGGAATTGATAACAATATGTGTGCGTCTATAATTAAGACAGTCGAACTAAATATTCACTTCATGGTTAAGGGTATGGCATATACTCGTTTAAACAAAGAAAAGGAAGTTCTCGAGAAATGGGAAAAGATCTTAAACTCGACTCTGGGTACCAAGGCGAAATAAGACCGGGTAAACCTGGAATAATGAAGTTCGACCGAGATGGAAATGTAATCCATTTCGTAGACCAAGAAACTTGGAAAAATATGAGAGAAACTCTTGGGATTGTGGAAGAGCGTATCGAAGAAAACTCATTCCATGAGACTATCGGTAAATTCAAAAATATCACACCACATTTTAGACCTGAATACTATCATTCAGGCAATATTATTGAACAAAAGGAGAAACAAAATGACAATTAACATTAACACAGCAATTGACTGGATGTACGCACGCAAGGGACAAGTGTCCTACAGTATGACATCTCGTGACGGTGATGACTCTTACGACTGTTCATCATCTATTTATTACGCACTACGCAGCGCTGGAGCTGCCTCAGCAGGTTGGGCCGTAAACACTGAATATGAGCACCAATGGCTTATTGACAACGGATACGAATTGATTTCCGAAAACACTCCGTTCACTGCTCAGCGTGGCGATATCTTCATCTGGGGACGTCGTGGATATTCAGCGGGTGCCTTTGGACACACTGGTATGTTTATCGATGGTGACAACATTATCCATTGTAATTATCCTTATGATGGTATTTCAGTAAATGACCACGACGAACGTTGGGCTTACGCTGGTAAACCATATTACTATATCTACCGCTTGACAAACAACGACGCTGCTCCTGCACCTGTTAAGAAAGGCTGGCAAGAAGACTCTAAAGGCTTCTGGTGGGCGCGTGGTAACGGTACATATCCTGCGTCTCGCTTCGAGTATATTGAAGAAAATCGCTCATGGTTCTACTTCAATTCTGAAGGATATATGGTTGCTGAAGATTGGGTGAAACACACTGATGGTCATTGGTATTACTTTGACAAAGACGGCTACATGGCTACGTCTTGGAAGAAGATCAATGGATATTGGTATTACTTCAACCGTGACGGAGCTATGCAAACTGGCTGGGTGAAATACTTCGACGATTGGTTCTACCTTGATCCTAAAGATGGAAATATGATCAGCGATCAGTTTATCCGCTACAACGATGGTTGGTATAAACTACTTCCTGACGGACGTCTTGATACTAAGCCAGCATTTACTGTTGAGCCTGACGGTAAGATTACCACAGATACGGAAAATACACGCAAATAGTTGGTGGGATATGGGTAAAAAGAATACAAATCCTATAGTCCTCGACGCATTTGACGCGGTTTATATCCATGATAAGCAGGGTTTAGTGACTGGATGGCAGCTTGTATTGAGCCGAAATCCGGTCCTTACCACGCTTTATGGAGAGGTTATTCGGGCTAAAATTAGCGGTTTTGAATACCTTGTTAGGGTTTCTGACAGGTATCAAACGGATAATAAATTGGTAAATCGGGTCGAAATTTCGTGGATTAAGAGGTCTAAATGATGGTATTTTGCTATAATATTGCCTAGATTTTACCCCCGATATTTTAGGAAAACTGATGGATTTTAGCCTAAAATGGGTCAAATTTGGGTGTTTAGCTGCACGTTTTTTTTTTGTGCAGCACATGAAAATTTTACGGGCAGCACGAATTTTTACTATAATATTTGAGGTAACTGCACGAAAAAACATGGGGAAAACATAAAAAAACCGAAAATACACAGGAAAATCTCACATTTTCTATTGTATATAGGAATGAGTTAAAAAGTGTACCTTATATAATAACAATAGGGAAATGCGGGCAAAAACATGTGTGAGGCACGAGGAGGTAAAAATTAGTGGATTTTTTAGATGTGTCTGTGAAAAAGTTCACTTCCAACAATCGTACCGTTGATTATGAGGTTTCTCCTGACTTTATATTTGGCGATGCTAAAGACTTGGTTGTTAAAGGTTCCAAGTTTTATGCATATTGGAATGGAAGTTTCTGGGACACTAAACAGAAAAACCTATTTTATGATATTGACTCTCTGCTTTGGCGTAAGGCAAGAGAATTAGAAGACGGACGTCCTGGTCTGAGAATTGATGTTAAAGAGATTCGAAAAGCCTCTGCCGGGAAGTTTCGTTTATTTGCAGATTTCTGTAAAGCTTGTGAAACTAGTGAGATTTCTTTCAACCAGAAAGTTTTATTCGCAGATCACAAGATGCAGAGAAGGGATTACGCCACAACGCAATTGACATATTCGCCACAAGAAGGAGAAGCAGTCGCGTTTAAAGAATTGATTGGTACCTTATATCTTCCTAAGGAGTTGGATAAAATTCTTTGGTTCATGGGAGCGTTATTTACGAACAACATGTACAAGATTGAGAAGTTCATGTATTTGTATGGTTCGAAAGGTAGCGGTAAAGGTACTGTCTTAAAAATATTCCGAATGCTGTTTCAGGAATATTGTGGAACCATTGATTTGAAATTGCTGACCAGTTCGGACCAATTTGCAACAGGACAAATCCAAGAAGTTCCATTGTTGATTGACGAGGATACTGACATCAGTCATATTTATAACGACACACCGTTATTGAAACTGACGAGTCATGAAACTATATCCGTCAACAAGAAATTTAAAGAACCGTATGATGTTAAATTTATTGGACTGTTGATTACAGCCTCAAACCAACGATACAAAGTTCGTAACGTAGACTCTGGTATCACTCGACGTGCAATTGTTGTTAACCCAAGTGGACAGAAAGTAAGTCATACAAAATATAATCAACTTATGACTCAAATCAAGTACGAGCTTCCGTATATTGCTAACATGGCAATTCAAAGATTTGAAGAATTGGGATTTGATTACTATGATGATTATTTCGACGTCGACATGGCAGAACAGACGGACCATATCTTCGACTTCATGCGTACTAATGCAATCCATATGCAACATGGTATAACTCTTAAACAAATCAGTGAGTTATATCGTGAGTATCTGGAAGATATGGGGTGGAAGACCGATGGATATAAAGCAACCATCAAGAGAGAGGCTCTTAGATATTTTGACACAATGCTTAAAGATAGTCATATCGATGGTATGCGTGTTAACAATTATTTCAAAGGGTTCAGATGGAATGTTGCATTTCCTGAAGGTGTAGTCGGTACAACCGAGGCAAATGATACGGTTATTCCGGATGACTGGTTAGATTTCAATTATCACAACGAAGTGTTTAATAAACTAGCAGCAGAATATCCTGCACAGTTAGCTTTACGAAATGGTAATCCGTCCGAAAAATGGGATAATGTTGTGACGACCTTGTCTGATATTAAAACAAGTAAATTGCATTGGGTTAAGGTTCCGCTTAATCATATTATCATTGACTTTGATTTGAAAGATGAGGATGGTAATAAAAGTCTTGATTTAAATATTGAGGCAGCTTCAAAATTTCCACCGACTTATGCGGAGGTCTCAAAATCGGGTCAAGGTATTCATTTGCATTATATCTACGACGGTAATGTCAATGAGTTAAATAATTTGGTTGACAAGCATATTGAAATCAAAGTGTATAAAGGCAACGCCTCTCTGAGACGGATTGACAAAGCATCTAACAACTTACAACCATCTCATATTTCATCGGGCTTGCCATTGAAAGAGAGAAAGGATAAGGAAATGTATGAGCATGTGAAAGAAATCACATATACAGAAAAGACGTTGCGTAATTTCGTCAAGAGGCAATTGGGACAGATTGAGGGTAAAGAACCGAGTCACCCAAATACGAAACCGACAATTGATTTTATTGCTCACGAAATTCAGAAAGCTTTTGATATGGGTCTGGAATATGACTTGACGGATTTGAAGCATGACGTATTTCTTCGAGCTTTACGTTCAACCAACAACAAAGAATATTGTGTTGCGGTATTTCAAAAGATTCCGTGGTCGTCTATTCGAGATGATGAGGGAGTTACTGAAGACAAACTTACGAACTTCACGAAGATATATCCGAAAGAAGAATTGGTCTTCTTTGATATTGAGGTGTATCCAAATCTGTTTGTCGTTGTCTGGAAGAAATACCATGATGACGAATTTACAAAATGGATTAATCCAACTCCGGACCAGATTGAATATTTGTTGAGCTTCCCGATCGTTGGATTTAACAACCGACGATATGACAACCATATTCTTTATGCACGATTACTCGGTTGTAACAATCTTGAGCTATTCCGTCAGTCATATAGAATTGTCAACGAAAAAAATGCGAAGAGTGGAATGTATGCGGCAGCTTACGAATTAAGCTATACCGATATTTACGAGTACGCTCAGAAGAAACAATCACTTAAACGTTGGGAAGTCGATCTTGGTATCAAACACATTGAGATGGAAATTCCTTGGGACCAACCTGTTCCTGATGAGTTAATTCCTGTTGTAGTTGATTACTGTGTAAATGACGTTGACGCAACTGAGAAATTGTTCGATGCTATTTATGCAGATTATGTTGCGCGTGAAATCTTAGCCACGATTGCCAAAGGCTCAATGAATGCAACCAACAACCAATTGACTGCTAAATTTATCTTTGGTGATGACCCACGTCCTCAAGACAAATTTAATTATGTCAAACTCGCAACCATATTCCCAGGATACAAGTATGAATTCGGTAAGTCATATTATCGTGGCTTCGAAACTGGTGAAGGCGGATTTGTTTATGCCGAACCTGGAGTGTACAAGAATATCGCATTGCTTGACGTAGAGTCTATGCATCCGAACTCTCTTGTAAATATGAACTACTTTGGTCCATATACTCAACGATATGCTGACTTGCTTAAAGTTCGCGTGTTGTTGAAACATAACAAGATTGACGAAGTTAAACAAATGTTTGATGGCGTATTGGCTCCGTTCTTGGATAATCCAGAATATCTCAAACCTTTGGTAACTGCATTGAAGATTGTAATCAACTCTGTTTATGGAATGACCTCTGCTAAATTTGACAACAAGTTCAAACACCCAGATAATATTGACAACATTGTTGCAAAACGTGGAGCTTTATTTATGGTCGATTTGAAATTTGCTATTGAAGAGCAAGGATACCAAGTCTGTCATATTAAGACCGACTCGGTTAAGATTCCAAATGCCGATGATAAGATTATCAAATTCGTCGAAGACTTCGGTGCACAAGAGAAATATAGATATCGCTTTGAACATGAGCATACTTACAAACGTATGGCTCTAATCAATAACGCTGTTTATATTGCTCAACTTGAAAATGATGCTTGGTCGCCAACTGGAGCAGAGTACGCCAATACATATTTGTTGAAACGAGTATGGACAAAAGAGGAATTGGTTGATAAAGATTTCTTCATCACCAAACAATCGAAAGGTCATATTTACTTAGGCGACGAATTCGTTGGTAAGGTTGGATCTATTTATGCGTCTAAGACTGGTTCTGAATGCATGTGGACAGAAGACAATGAAAACTTCAAGTCCATTACTGGAACGAAAGGATATTTGTTCAAACAAACAGATAAGTTTGATATTGAGGACGTAGACTTCAGCTTCTACGACAAGATTGCTGTCGATGGACTTAAGAAAATTATGAAAGTTGGCGATATCAAAGATATTGTTGACGACATGCCTAAGGACTATGTTGATGCTCTCGAACTTCAAGACAAATATCCAAGTACACAAACTATTTCTATCAATCATGGTACTCTCAAAATCAAAACTCCTGAGAATGCGTGATTGAAATTTCCCGCAGGTTGATTTTAGGCTTCGCAGGATTTACATGGCACATAATAGAGAGGAAGAACAAAATTCTGCTGATTTGTTCTCTTCTCTTCTTTTTTGAAAACAATGTCAGACTAACGTCAGAATAGAAAGGACATACTAATGACAAAGATTTCACAAATTTCAGATTCCCAGATTATTCTTGAAGAAGTAGATTTTCTCTTCGCTCGTAACTTTACAGGGCGTCAAGAAAAGTACAACCGCGCAGGAGATCGTTATTTTAACGTTAAGGTAAACCCAGAAGATGTCGACTTGCTCTTATCTTACGGTGTCAACGTTAAGAAATATGAACCTAAAGATGTTCCAGATGATCTAGCAGCTAAGATGGAAGAAAATCCAGACATGTTTGAACCTGCTTATTTCTTCAAGGTCCGTGTATATACACAATTCAACCTACCAAGTATTGCGATTATTTATGATAATGGTAATACTCTTGTCGATGCCGATATCGATCCTCGTGACCGTATGTATCTGACAGAAGAAAGTCAACTATCACTCATTGATGATCTTGAAATTTCAATTTGTGATATGACTATTGCTCGACGAGACCCAAGTCCAGACGGACAGTACGCTCGTCTCAACCTTAAGAATGCTTATATTCGTGTAGTGGACAATCCGCTTCGTCGTAAATATGGCTTCTAATAAAATTGAATTATACGACTATCAACGTCAGGCAGTTGATAGATTACATAATGGATCCGTATTGTTAGGGAAGGTCGGTTCTGGTAAATCCTTTACCGGCCTGTTTTATTATTTGGAGAATCACAAAGACTTACCCCTGTATATTATTACAGTTGCTAAAAAGCGAAACGATAAAGAGTGGCATAGAGATATGGAAGCTCTTGGTATAACAGGTGTGGTCGATTCATGGAATAATATTACCAAATATACTGATGTTGAAAACGCATTCTTTTTATTTGACGAACAAAGAGCAATTGGCTATGGTTCGTGGGGTATGTCTTTTATTAAAATTGCCCGAAAGAATAAATGGATAATGTTGACAGCAACGCCTGGAGATGTATGGATAGATTGGATGTGTTTATTTATAGCAAACGGATTTTACAAAAACAAATCTCAGTTTGTTGATATGCATGTTGAGTACAATCCATATTCAAAATTCCCACAGATCAAACGATATCATGGAGTAGACCGTTTAGATAGACTCCGTAGAAGTTTGGTGGTGGCTATGGAAGACTTTAGAAAAACTAAAGTTAACCGACTCACAATTAATACATCTTTTGATAAAGATTTATATTCTCAGGTAATGAAGTCAAGGTTTAACCCATATACGGAAGAACCTATTACCAGCGCTTCTGAATTTACACAAGTGTTGAGAAGAATCGTTAATTCCTCCGACCGTAGAAAAGAAGCCGTCAAGAATGAAATCATGACAAGAGACAAAGTAATTGTGTTTTACAACTATATCTATGAGCTCGACATCTTGAAAGATATTTGTCGAGAATTAAATAGAGCGTATTATCAATACAACGGCAGTAAGCACGAAACTATACCAAACAGTGACTCGTGGATATATTTAGTGCAGTACACCGCAGGAGCCGAGGCATGGAATTGTATAACTACTAATAGCATTCTATTCTTTTCCCTAAACTATTCATACAGGATAATGGACCAGTCAGAAGGTCGAATCAATCGCGTGAATACCTCCTTTGAAAATCTTTATTATGTATATTTCAAAAGCCCGGCTTCAATTGATGACGCAATATCTAGGTCTATAAAATCTAAAAAGAAATTCAATGAAAGGAATTGGGTGACAAATATATGTCCAGATTGGAGCGCGATTTCCAAAGAGAACTAATCAAGGATATTAAAAGTCGTTTTCCTGATGCTATTGTCAAAAAGAATGACTCTAGTTATATTCAAGGAATACCTGACTTATCAGTAGACCTTGGTCCATATTCCTATCATTTAGAAGTTAAACGTAGCGGAACTGCACCATATCGTCCTAATCAAGAATATTACTTAAACAAGTATAATTCGACAGGCGGTTGGGCAAGAACCATTTATCCTGAAAATAAGGAGGCTATATTGAATGAGATGGAACAAGCATCCCGAGTACGAAGGACATCATAGTTTCCTTAGTGCCAGTCAATGCCATTGGTTAAATTATGATCCGGAAAAACTCGTTGAACGCTTTGAAAATGAGAAGGCTAAACAAAGAGGAACAGAACTTCATGAGTTTGCTAGCTTATCTATTCAACATAGAATTAGATTAGAGCCAGGACATACGCATCCAGCCGTTGCAAATTTTGTTAATGATGCAATTGGATATCGTATGGATAGTGAAGTCTTGTTATTTTATAGTCCTTATGCTTTTGGTACTGCCGATGCAATTCGTTATGATCCGCCAACAAAAGATAATCCTCGCGGATTTCTTAGGATTCATGATTTGAAAACAGGCAAGACCAAACCAAAAATGGAACAACTTCTTGTTTACGCTGCTTATTTCTGCTTAGAGTATGGTCAGAAACCAGAAAGAGTAGATTTCGAATTGCGTATTTACCAAGGTAACAAAATCGATACATATATTCCTGAAGCTGAAGATGTGTACGACGTTTATAACACAATCAAAGAATTTTCGGCAATTCTTGAAAGGAAACCCGAATAGAAAGGCATAGTATGAATCTGGAAGATTATTATTTAATTCACTCAGGTACACCACACCAAGGTAATACTCCTCATAGT